AGCTCTAATTAAAGGAGTTGCAAATATATTAATAACTTTTCTTTCTAATAATTTAGGAAAGAATACATTGAAAAAGTTTAGAATAAGACTACAAATCATACCTAAACCATCAACATCTGCATCTGTTGCAATTAAAACTTTTCCATATCTTAATGTTTTATATTCCTTATCTCCTTCTGGAGTTAAATCGTAATTATATGAATAATTTAAATTCATTACTTTAATTAATGAATTAATTCGTTCATTTTCCATTAATTTTTTCTTTTTATCAATAATATATTCAATCTTTCCATTTTTTTTGATTTCTTTAATATCAATTTCTTTTCTAACATTTAATGGAACACCTTGAATATTAAAAATTCCAAAATATTTATAGCCTAATTCTTTATTAGAAGTTAAACCATTTCTTACACAACTTTCAGCTGAATCACCTTCAGGGATTACTAAAGTACACTTATCAGATTCTGATGTACCTGCTTTATCAGCAGATCTGTATTTAGGAATACCTTTTAGTTTATTAGCTTTTTTAGTTACATTATCTTTTGAAATTTTATCTAAATAAATTCTATCAAATTCTGTTTCTAATTTATCCCAAATTTGTTTATAAACTTTTTTATCAAATTCATAATCTTTAAATCTAGATTCAGAAATAGATAATTCTGTTTTAGATTGATTTTTATAATCAGGATTTGTAATATTACCAGAAAAGAAGATAAATAGATAATTAGAAATAAGTTTATTTGTAATTTTAACTTTATCTTTAAGTTTCTTTTCTAGTTTACTTTTTAAATTTTCTAAAATTAATTTATTAATATATCTAATATGACTACCACCAGATGATACATATAATCCATTAATAAATGAAATATGTTCTTGACCATCTTGACAATCATAAATTCCAATATTAATTTCTATTGGGTTTGATTTTTTATCATTTTTATTATATAATTGACATTTAATAATATCTTCTGATTCAATTAATAAACTTGATAAATCATATAATTTTTTATTATTAATTTCTTCTTCATTATAATAAATTTTATATTTATCTCCACAATATACAGATACATAATTCATACGAGTATATAATAATTTATCTAAAGTATTTGATAATTCTTCAGTATAACCTTTTTTATCAAATAATTTAAAATCAATTAAAAATTTTACTTTTGTATATGGATTTTTTTTATCTATATCTTTTTTAGTTAATTTAGTTAATTTAGTAATAATAGGTTCTGATTTTGATAAATTTCCATCTTCAAATTTTTGATAATAGTTTAATTTATTTTTTAAATCTGTTGTTTCAATTTCAAATACCTTTGATAAAATATTAGTAATTTTTGAACCTGATCCATTCATACCTGCTGAAATTTTCTCAGAATTATCAGAACTAAAATTAGAACCAGACATTTCTTTTGAAAAAATCATTTCAGGAATATAATAATCTTGACCTTTAAATTTTTCTACAATAATTCCTTCACCATTATTAAATACTGAAATTATTCCAGTATCTTTATCAAAATTTAATTTAATAGTATCACATTTATTTTTACCTTTAATATCTTTAGTACGTTGAATATGATCAATGGAATTAACAATAATTTCATCAATAATATTATACATAGCAATTGGATATTTTAAAATTTGTTTTTCTAATTGATTAGTTTCTTTATTTAAAATCCAAATATTATTTTCAGTAATTTCTTTTGAACCTACATACATTCCTGTACGTAGACGAACATGATCTCTATAGCTTAAATTTTCATATTTAGTATTAGTAAATTCAGCCATTATTATGATATTATATGATCAATATTTTATTATATATCTCTCTTTTATTTAATTCAATTTTAAATTAGAAAAAAATAAAATTAAAAGATTTATTTATTTACTTTACCAAATATTATTTTATTTATAGTTGTATCAACACAGAATAATCTATGAAAGATAATACCTAATAATAAAGCTATAAATAAGACTAAGAAAAAATTAAAATTAAAACTATATGATATTAATCCAGATATTAATATAGTTCCTAATAAATCATTCATCGCAATATCAAATACTCTAAAAGAATGAAATCCAGTATTTGGTTTACCAAATATATCTGAATATTTTTTTAATGGACAAGACATTTTTATTATAATTATAGTATATAATATTTATTATTAATTAAAAATATTAAAATTTAAATTAAAAAAAATAACTAATTAAATTTTTATTGAATATTATTTTTGTGAACAATATACATGTCCACGACTATTTTTTGGTAAATTAATTGTTAGTAAAACAGATAATATCCATGTTCCTGCTGCAATATACCATAATATATATTGTATAGCTATAGTGAGCTTAATTTAGAAATATCTGAAGCTATGGCAATTAATAAAAATATTAAACCAATTATTCCTAATATTAAGGTTGAAAACCATAAAAATCCAGAAATATTTGCACGTAATTTACAAAATTTTTCAGAAGTCATTTTTAATATTAGTTAAATATAATTAATTTTATTTATACTATATTTATATTTATAAAAAAAATAAAAAAAGAAAAATCACATCAAAAGAGTAAAGTGCTGTCCACGTAGAATCAATTGAATTGATTCTGAAGAAAACCAGTTCCCAAAAGATTCTGTATGAATTTCTTGATCAGTCAAGATGTTTCTGATAGAAACAACAATTGGCTTTTCAAGCATCCAAGACAGAATTTCAAGAGATAGTGAATCTCCATATTCCCCGGCAATTCCAAACTCTTGATTTCCGCAGTTTGACATTTTACCAATCCATCCATCAATCGAACCTTCCAAATTTGGAGAAGAAGCAAAACGCTGTTTATCCATTTGAAGGAAAGCAAGCATTTTTTCTCTTACTATATGATGATATTTTGGATCATCATACATGATGATAGAAATACATCTGAATAGACAATTTCCATCTCCAGCAACTTGAATTTCACGTTTTGATCTTTCAAATTCTTCACGACTAATGCGAAGAATTTCTTCCAAATGTTGTTCTTCTTCAAAACTACGAAGCGAATTTTGAATAGCAATTTCCATTTTCTTCTCAGTGTTTGTTAGCGTGTGTTTGCAAAGTTTGCAAGTTAGTGTAGGCGTGTGTTAGTGAGTCTTGTTTTGTTTGCCGAAGCAATAATATAAAAAAAAATTCAATTATTTTTTTATATATTATTTTACCAATTATTAGTTTCATATAGATTTTCTATTTCATTTTTAATATATATTGGTAAACATTTAAATTGATATAATAATTTCTCTTTTCTTTTTTTTACTATTATATAATTAATCCATTTTTTAATTATGTTTATTTTTTGATTAATAATATTAGATACATAAATTATCTCTTTTAAATTACAACCTTTAAAATTATAAATTATAAAATACTCTTTTTTATTTAAATCTATAGTATCTCTAAATATTATTTTTTTATAATATCTAGTATTAATATTATAATAATCTATATCATTTTCTTTATAAAAATTAAATCTATTTTCCCATTCATTAAACCAATCTTCACAATAAGTATTTTTATAATAATTTAATTTTTGAAATTTTGTTTTTTGTCTTAATTCAAATATAGTTGCAATTTGAGTATTATAATATCCATCTTCTCTATCTAAATATGCATCAATCCATATTTGAGGATAATATTCTGTTGATAATTTTTTACCATAAATATCTAAATCATTATGCATATTTGATTTATAAAAATCATTAATATTTTTATGTATTTCTCCTAATTTATTAATATTATAAAAATATTTAATATAAAATAAATTTTCTAAAGTTTTTGATAATTTATATTTATTAATTTGGCTAATTGGATGATTCATTTGATTAATAAGTTTCTAATTAATAATATTTAACTTAATAATAAGTTTCTAATTAATAATATTTAACTTAATAATTTATTTAAAAAATTCAATTTTATTTATTTTTTAATATTTCTATTAAAAAATATAATTATAAATAATTTTAATAGTATCTTCTGGTAATTTTAATTTAGTAATTAATAAATATATTCTTTTTGTATATTTATTTATATTTTCATTAACTAAATGATTTTGTTTAAGTAAATAATTATATGTTATATTATGTCTATATAAGTATTGATACATATACATTTCATAATAAATAATTGGCATATTTTTATATTTAAGTTTATATTTTTCAATAAAATTTTCAGATAAATATTGATATTTAAATAAATAATACCAAATATCATTATGTTCATTATTTATTAATAAATTATTATTAATAATATTTTTTTCTAAAAAATATACAGAATATTTTTTATTTTGTAAATTATATTTTTTACTAATTAATCTAGTATTCATATTTAATATGGAATTGGACCTATATTTAGTACAAAAATACCACTAATAATCAAAAATAAACCAAAATATTGAATTGGGTTATATAATTTTTCTTTTAATAATAAGATAGCTAATATACTTTCAATAATTGCAGATACTACATCCCACATACCATTTATATATAAAACATTAGTATATTTTAAAATAAATATTAATAATACTACTATAATTATATAAGCAATAGATCCAATTATTAAATTATGATATGTATCATTTCTAGCATAAAATTTAAAATTAGAATCTCCAATATATTCTATAAGACTAATAATGATGATTATTATTTATTACAAAACTCATATTTTAAAATTTTTTTAATTATATATTATATATTATAGATTGTAAATATTAATTATTATATTAAACATGCTAATTAAAAATATCTTATTTATTAATATTATTATTTTATTAATTATTGCAACAGCAATAATATTTATTGATAGAAATTTAGAATTATATAAAATAATAATATTTGTATTATCTTTTGGAGCAACAATAATAAATATGTATTTATTTTATATAAAAGATAAAGAAGAATCTAAATCTGAAGGTAGTAAATTTTTATATATAGAAGCTGATAAAAATATATTTAAAAATTATGAAGATTTAAAAAATTATATTTATAATAATTTTTGTCAGTGTTGTAATCAATGTATTGGTATGAATCAAAATTGTGAATTAAATAAGAACTGTACACAAATTACTAAAAATTTAAAAAATAATACAATAAATAATATTTTAGTATATGATAAAATTATATCAAATGCAATAAGTTTTTTAATATCTCAAAAATTATTAATTAGGTCTGGTATACGTTTTTATATTCAAACACCTAATAATTTAAAATTAAAATTTACATGGCAAAATATTAAATCATTATCTAATAATAAGGATCAAGAAATATTTTGGTTATTAAGAAAATTAATAGTAGATTCTATTTTAAAAAGAATATTATTAAAATATTTTAAATCTAATTCATCATTATTAATTTATAGTGTTGGATCTACTAATATAACATCAGATTATGATATTACATTATATGGAAATGATGCAGATAAAGTAATAGTAATAGATCAATTTCAAAACTTTTTTAAAAGAGTCTTTAGTGAAGATAGTTCTATTGTATTTGATACTAATATTTATGGTAAAGCATATATATATTTTAATAATGAAGAAAATGTAAAAACTAAATTATTTAATGATAATAGTATAATTCAGTATAATAAAAATAATTATAATTTTTATTATTTAAGATCATATATTGATGAAAATTTTAAATTAATTAATTTAAATAGTCAATTAGTATGGGGAATTATTAAATTTTTAAAAGATTTATCAGAAGGTTTTAATGAAAAAATATATGAACAGTTAACTTCTTATTTTATTACTAAATTAAAATATCCATTATTTAATAAATCTATAGAAATTTTACGATTTTTAGAAAATCAAGAAAAGGATAAAATTAATTATAGTAATTTAATGTTATTATCAGATAAAATAAACATATTATATGAAAACCATTTATCTGATTATTGTATAAATAAGGATGATATACAAATTATTTCTGAACATGAATTAATTGCATTAACAAATTTTTATGGAACTGAAACTTATTATACACGTGGTGCATTTTTAGATACAGTTGTAAATCAGCAGATGTTATCTGGTAAAGAAGAAGAAGGTTTAAAATTAGAAGATATAGAATATATAACATCGATTTTAGAAAATGCTGGTTTCTTTTTAGTTCATAATACTAAATCTAAATATATTATTCGTGTACAAAAAACATTAACAAAATTAATAAATATGGAAGGATATTCTCAATTAAAAACTAATTTAGATCAATTAAATAAAATTATTGACAAATTTGCTAGTCCAACAAAAAATGGTATAAATTATGATATTAACTATTGCAAATGGATATCTGAATCAAATAATGAAATTAATTTATTAAAATGTGAAAAATATGAAATATTTAATATAATATTTAACTTAGTATTTGATATTTTAAATATTGCAAAAATAAAATATAATTTAATATCTGATAATACTAATAGTTCTGATATAACATTACCATTTTATGATATTTTTATATCTAAAATAAATCCAATTTTTAACTTAGATAAATCAATTAAAGTAAGTTCTATACAAAAAGAAATACAAAATATTAAAATTGATGAAATTAAATTAAATGAAATTAATTTAAAAGAAAAAAAATGTAAATTTACTTAAAATTCACAATTTGTTGCACTTATTTTATAACAATTAATAATATTTAAAATATCATTATTAGAAAGATGATATATATTAGCAATAATATTAACAATATCTAAATAACTATAATTATTTTGTATATTATTATTAAAATAATTATAAAGATATTCTATATTTTTGTTAGTTATATTTATATTAGTATCACTTAATATTCGAAAACTATTATTTATTTGATATTCTATTTGTATTATTTCTAAAATATTATATTTATTAAATGATGAATTAATATCAATATCATTTAATTCAAAAATATTTATATATTCTACTATATTTTGAATAATTATATTAGATATTTTCTTTGAATATTTAGAATTATATAGATAAAATATACAAATATTTTGATGATAATTAAATTCTTTAATATCTTTATATTCTGCATTACAATTAGAACATTTCATTTTATAATTAATTACTAAATAATAAAATATTCAATTTTAAAATACAAAAAAAAATTAAAAATATGAATATGCTTGAATATCAGAATTATTCTGAGAAACATTGCGTGTCTTTTGGAGTAATCCAACATCTCTACTTATCAAAAAGCATTTTTTAGAAAACATCTTATTCAATTGAATAAGTAGTTCTAATTGTGCATTATCATTGATTTCATTTCGATCTTTAGATTTCCAAGACTTGTTCAATTGAAGAAATTTTTGTTCTTCTTGAAATAAAACTTTATTATCAAAAATAAGTTCAGTTTCAAGAATTGCAATATTTTTCATTTTGAATTCGGTTTTACCTTCCAACAAATCAAGATTATAATTCAGACGATTAAAATTAATGCCTGGATAATTCTCTTTTTTGACAAATTTGTAATAGTTTTCAGTAAGTCCAATTTGACTAACAACTAAAATTAAATTTGTTTGTTTTAAATCATAATCTTTTTTGAGATTTGAAATAATTGTTGGGAGAGGAAATCGACCAAGTACGCAAGAATCAACCATAATAAACACTGAATTTGAAAATGATAGGCGGTTAGTAGCAGTAAAAGATATCAATTTTTTTTTAATTTTTTTTTGAATAGTCTCATAACTTGCACTAGTTGTAGATTTTAAAGACAAGATATCTTGTTCTGAAAAAGTCTTTAATTCGTGTAAGTTAGAATAAGTTTCTTTTCTCCATGTTAATACCTGTTCTTCATTTAATTTCTTAAAGAAGGATGGGGCAATTAATTGAGAAGTAGCCATTTTGACAGGGTATTGCAGTACTAAAGGGGTGTAAGTAGCAAAAGCGTGTGTGGAATCTTGTTTGTTTTGCCGAAGCAATTATATTAAAAAAAATTCAATTTTTTTATTTATTATCATAAACTAATTATACTATTTTTTAGTATTTATTAGATGATTTTATTATAATTTTAAAATATTAATTGAAATTATGATTATATTATAAATATGAATTAAAATATTAATTTTAAAGATATGAAAATATATATTGATAAATTTAAAATCTATAAAATGATTATATATATATTAAAATTAACAGATAATAAATATTATATTGGAAAAACTTTTAATTTAAAAAGACGTATATATGAACATAAAATTGGAATTGGATCTGAATGGACTAAAAAATATCCTATGATTGGTATAATTAAAACTATTAAAACTAATGATTTATTTAGTGAAGATAAATATGTTAAATATTATATGAATAGATATGGTATTGATAATGTTAGGGGGGGTAGTTATAATCAATTAACATTATTAGAGGATCAAAAAAAATTTCTTAAAAGAGAATTTAATACTATTAATAATCAATGTTATCGTTGTGGAAGAAATAATCATTTTATAAAAAATTGTTATGCTAAAACAGATATTAATGGAAAAGTATTAAATACTACTAATAATAATAAATTTATAATACAAAAAAATACTAATAATCATACTAATAATACTAATAATACTACTAATACTAATAATAATTATAAATTATCAGATATTTATAATGATATTATTACGGATATAAAATCAATATATAGATATTTTAAATATTAATATAATAAATTTTAAACTGTTAAAAAGTCAAACTCAAAATCATTATTATAATTATTTTTTAATTCATTAATTGTATTTTCTAAATTTTTAATTTTTTCAGAATTTTCAATAGATTTTTTTTGTAATTTTTCTATTATATTATTATTTTTAATTATTTCAATATCTGTATTATAGTCATTAGAATTAAAATCATTAGTAAAATTATTAATTAATATTTTATCACATAAATTAGATTGAACACCAATACTATTATATTTTTTATTAAATAATTTAATAATATTATCATTAGTAATAATAATACATTCTTCATCTAAATTATTATATTGATGATTTAATATAAAATAATTATCTTTTGGAATATATTCTACTAAAATACATCTATATAAATTATTATTATATAATATATTAATAATACTATTAGATACATATAACATACCAATATAATTTAACCATTTTTGTTTATCTTTATATAATTCAAATTGACTACAATTTTTATAACAAATACATTGATAATATTTATTATTAATATTAAAATAATAATTTATATTAATATCTTGATTATAAATATTATATTTATCTAATAAAGTAAAATTATTTTTTTTACATAAATTACAAAAATCCATTTTTATACTATAATACTATTATACTATAATTATTTCATTTTCTTTAAATATATATTATAATAAAATGGTAATAATGTAAAATCTAATCTATTGATATTATTATTATTAATTTCTTTAATTATATTATTTTCTATATCCTTAAATAAATAATATAATTTAATGTTATTATTATAATTATCTAAATATTTTTGTTTATAATTATTAATACATATGTTATGTTTTGTTAAAATATCTAAACCTTCTTTAATTGAATGAGATAAATAAATTTTATCAATTTGTTTATTAATATGATAATATTCAGAATATGTAATTTCTTCAAAAGTTTTTAAATAATTTTGAATATTCACAACTATTTGTTCATTTTTATTATTTTTAATTAATAGATTAATATTATATAATGATTTATTAATTAGATTTTTATTTACAAATTTACTCATTATTAATATTTTTTAATATAGTTTTTATTATTTCTTTAATATACTTTTAATATACTTTTAATAAAAAATACTATAATAATGGTATTATTATGTAAAAAAAAAATTTGTTTTCAACTTGTTTTTTTCATATCATTAATATTAGTAATTATAATTCCACTAATTATACCAAAATATTTTACTTCTATTAGTGAAACAAATTTATATATTTTACAAATATTTTTAGGATTATTCTTTTATAGTATTATGTCTTATACTTTTATTAAATATTGGGAAGTATTTAGATGTAATGTAATACACAACTCATTATATAATAGAAGTAATACTGAAAATAATATAAATACTGAAAATAATACAAATATTGAAAATAATACAAATACTGAAAATAATATAAATACTGAAAATAATACAAATACTAAAAATAATACAAATACTATAAGTACACGTATGCTTTCTTCTATAATCTAAACATTAATATTAATATTAATAAAATAAATAAAAAGTAAATAAAAATATTATATTAATAATACCACATAAAATAAGAATATTTATTAATACATTAATATGTTTATTTAATTTAATATTTATATTATTTAATAAATATATTTTATATTGTAAACCATCATATTTATAATTTAAATCATTATATTTATAATTAATATTTTCTAATTCTTTTAATATATTTAAATTATTAATAATAATAAAATCATAAAACTGTTTAATATTATGATTAATTTTATTATTTTTAGTACATTTTTGATATGATTTTAATAAATTTTGTAAATATTCTTGTGTATAAATATTATTAAAATTATGTAAATTTGAATTTTCAGATAAATTATCAATACTATTAATATTATTATTACTCATTAAAAAAATTAAATTATATATATATTATTTTTACTTATATTAATATTAATTATTAAAAATAATATTAAACCAATCTAATTTTGAATGAGACCAATCAGTCCAATCAATATAATTATGATCAATTGTTATAGTTTTAATAAAATTATATTTATTTGATACTTCTATATTATAATTATTAATAAAATTATTTTTACTATTATTAGGTTTAATATCAGAATTATAATTAATATTTATATATAAAATTTTAAAAATAGAAAAATATTTTTTTAAATTATTAATTAATTTAATCAATTGATTTTTATTTATTAAATCAAATATAATAAAAATAATTTTTTTATTTTTTAATTTAATAAATCTATTAATTCTTAAATCTATTTTCTTTTTTAAATTTTCTAAATCCTGTATATTATTTGTATATAATTCATGAGCAAATTCAATATTATATTCATTGGTTAATATATATGAACCATTAATATTGTCAGATTTAAAATATTTATGATTAGTACTATATTTTTTAATTTTAATATTAGAATAATTTTTAAAATTATTTTCTAATACTTTATTTAATTGATCTAAATTAATTTTACACCAATCAAATGGATAAGAATTATTACGTAAACCTAATTTATTTAATTGATTTGCAACAGTACATGTATTTCCTAATGATATAAATTTTGGAATTTGATATTTATATTTTAATATATTTACACTTACAAAATAATTATTAGTAATAAAATGTTTACGTTCTAATAAAATATAATTATTTAAATATTTTATTCTTTTCCAAAATTCTAAATGATGACAATTAATTATAATTAGATATTTATAATATCTATTATTTATAATTTTTAATAAATTAATATTTAATTTAGCATTATTTAATATTAAAATATCACCATTTTTAATATATTTATAATTATTATAATCAATTAATTTATTAATCATAATTTTTTTATATATTTTATTATTTAAAATTACATCATTATAAATTGATTGAGAATTAGTATAATGTGATATTTTTAAATAATTATTATTAGTTAAACCATATAAATATGATTCACCACCAATACATACTAAATTATTATTTTTTTTTAAATTCATAGCTTCTAATATTTCAATAGTATAAAATCTTAATTCTTTTGATATTTTATTATTTTGTTTAAATGAATTATATGATATAAATACTGGAGTTTTATTAAAAATATATAAATCATGAGTAATAGTCATTATTAAAATGAAAACTTAATAATCTAATTAAAATAATAATTAATAATGTAATTATCATTTATATTATATTAATTTCAATTTTAAATAAAATTTATTAAATCTTTATTCTAATTTATCAAAAACATTATTTTCAATTTGATTAGGAATATTTCCTTTTTCATATATTAATAAACATACTGCACATTTTCCATTAACATAAGAATAACCTAATCCAAATTTAGTTGAATTTTTCCATACTAAACCTGTAAAATTATTAGATTGTTTATCAATAAAATATAATTTATTTTCATTATACCAAGTATTAATAGCCTTTTTAATATTTTGTAATTTATTATTTCTACATCTAAGTGATAAATATTTAATAAGAGTATAATCTTTTAAATAATCTTTTAAATAATCAGATTCATTTAATTTTTTATTTTTTAATAATTTAACTGATAATAACTGTGAAATATTTGATATTTCTGTATCATATAATAAATCATTAACTTTATGTAAATGTCTATATTGATTTATATGTAATGTAATATGATTAATGATATCTATATCATTAGTAGAATGAATTGTATTTGAATTATTAGACATATTTATAATTTAATATTATATTATTGTAATTAAATATTATATTATTGTAATTAAATTAATTATTGTAATTAAATTAATTATTGTAATTAAATTAATTTGATTTATTTTTTTTTAATTAATTGAAATAATATTTCTCTAAATAAATTTTTATAATTAATTCCATCATTTTCAATTAACTTAATACTATTTTTAATTTCATTTATTAAATTATGTATTAATTCTTTATGATTATTATTAATTGTAGTATTATTAATTGTATTATTATTATTATTTTGATAGTTAATTAATATTTCTAAAAATTGTGTCTTTTCTTTTAAATTATTATTAGTTATTTCTATATGTTTTGTAATATGTTCATAATATTTTGTTAATAATTCTTTATCTTCTTTTAATGATATTTGATCAATAAAATAATTTAAATCTAATGATATATTCATGCTATTTATATTAAATTAATTAAAAAAAAATATTAATAAATGTAATTAATTAAAAAAAAATATTAATAAATGTAATTAATTAAAAAAATAAAAAATCTAATTAAAACCTTATTCTAAAAATTTATAATTATAATATTTTTTCATAATTAAAAAATCTAATGAAATAGTACCAGGCATTAAAATATCATTATGATATTTAATATGATTTCTTAATGATAATCTAGATCTTAAAATTTGAGAATATTGTTTAGTAAATAATTTTTTAATTTCTAAATTTATTATAAATTTTTTTTTAATATTTATAAAATTATTAAGAATAGTATTTATTTTAATATAATTTAATAATTCTGGTTGAATATAAATACTTAATATTTTTATAGTATTAACAATATTATTAATAACATTATTAGTAAATATATCTTTCCACTCTTCTTTTAATTTTTCTTCTTTAATAATTTGATTATTTAATTCTATATCTATAATATCATTAATATTTGTTTCATATGCTTTAATATTAAAAATATCATTAACTTGATAATTATCAATAAATTCTAAAATATTATATAAAATATAAGAATCCATTGATTTCAAGTTTTATTTATATAAAATAATATAATTATTTCAATTTTAAATTATTTAGTTATATATAGAAAATTTAAAATAAGCACTTAATATAAATTAAATATAAATAAGTATGAATTCTTCAATATTATTTCACGAAGCTGGTATTGAATTTATACTATTAATTATAATTTTACTATCATATTATAGTAAATCAATTCCCGAAAAATATATGTCTATATGTTTATTAGGAACCTATATACTATCTAAAAGTGCATTAACTTTAGGACATGCTTTTTATCATAAAAGATTAGAAAAGGTTTCTTCATAAAATAAAAATAAAATACTAAATAAAAAAATATATTTATATATATATAAGAAAATATATATAAAAATATTAAATATGAGTAATAAATTTAAAGATCTAATTATTAATAATAAAATAGTTTTATTAAGTTTAATATGTGCAATAATAGGTATTATATTTTTAATAATTGATAATAACTCTAATTTTACAACTGAAAAAATAGTAAGTTTAATATTTATACCATTATCTTATATTTTACTATTATTTAAAGTTTATAATAGTGAATATAAACAAAAAAATCTTAAATCTAATATTAATAATCTTGATTTAGAATTAAAAAATAAAGATAAAAAATTAAATGAAACTATTAATCAGTCAATATTTGATAAGCATGAATATGAAAGTCAATTAATAGAACAATATATAAAAAATGCATTATATAGTCAATATTCTAATTTTATAAAAGAAAAAGTAAAAAATATTATAAATACTGATACAATTTCTTATGTTAATTGGAATATATTTAATACTTATATTTATAAATATTTTGGTTTATTTGGATATGATGAAGATATTAATAATTATAGATATATAATGAAACAAGATTTACAAAATTATTTTAAAAATGAGTATATAAAAAATCCTGAGTCCAAAAATAAAAAAGGTATTTTAAATAAATTACAATATATGATTATTTTGATTATTTTAGAATCATTAATTAAACATGAGTATAATGATAAAGGTTATATATTTAATATAGATTCAAATCAAGAATTTATAAATGAATTAAATAATAAATTAGAAGATTTTAAAAATGAATTTGCTAATATTTTAGAAGAATTAAAAAAATAAGTTAATTAAAATAATATTTTAATTAAATTATACTATTTATTTTTTTGGTAATTCAGGAGCATGTGCTTTACTATAAATTTTAGTACTAGTTACTTTATTATCTTTTAGATTAATAGAGGTAACTCCAATTTCAATTGCATCTTCAGGTGTTCCTTCTTCATCGACTTTAGCACCATTTTCTGAAATTTCAAGTTCTTCAGTTACTACTACCTTATCATCTAAAATATCAACTTTATGTGCATTAGAAGTAATATCATTTGGATTATCTTTTAGATATTTTGCAACTGCTGGATCAGTTTTACCATATTCTTTAACATTTTTAATTTTTTTCTTTCTAACTCTTTCATCTAATAATTTTTTACCCATCTTAGCATCTTCTTCTTGTTGTTTTAAAATATTTTCTAAAATTTGAGTATTTTCATTATAAAATGTAATACGTTCTCTATTTTGTTTAAAAGAACCTAATAAATTCCATTTATAATTAGTTAATGTCATAATATTAGTAATTACTTTATCTTTATTTTTATTAATATATTCATTACATTCATCAATAGTATCAAAGGTATCATAAATATTTAATGCTACTTCAATATCTGGTTTTTCATTATATAAATAATGAACAGCTTCTCGTAATTCTTCATAATTAACATCATAATAATATTGAAATCTTCCATATGTATCATTTGGTGGTGTCGGATCTAAAAATTTATTAGATTTAGGTTTAATACGTTCTGGATCATTATGTTCATTATTATAGACTTCACTTGTATGATTTTTAGGATCAAATCGAAATAATTTATCTAAAAATTTTGTAATAATTTTTTGTTCTTTTTCTGATTGTTGTTGAATTAATTCATATTTTTTTTGTAAAAATTTTTCATTATTAAAAAACTTAGTTGGTTTTAATGTATCTTCAATTTTCATATTAGTTTGATTTCTTAATTCTAATTCTTCATCTTCTGATAATGTAATTTGATCTAAATTATCTAAATTTAAATCTTCTAACTTAAGTTTAGAAAGTTCTAAATCAGAATTGGGATCAGATTCTTTAGTTTCTTCATCAGTATTAAATTTTTCTAATTTTGATTTAATATATTCATATTTTACTTCTTTATATGTATTTTCTTCAAATAATTTTAAAAATTCAGAATTATTTTTATCAGGATGATCTGAATATTCATAATATTCTTCTTTATCTAATTGATTTTTATATTCTTCATCTAATTCTTCATCATCTACTTCATATTCTCTAGACATTTGATAAACAAATCCAATTAAAGATGTTGTTAATAATCTTTGCATATATTTTTCTTTTAGATTAGTAAAAGAAACACAAGTGTACTTATCATTTCCATAAATAGTTGCACCATATGGATTTAAATATTTATCTACTTCAATGGCCTGTTCATCTGTTAATTCATTAATTTTATCAGGATTAACTTCTAATTCTTTTACAATATCTTCAATTTGGGATTTAAAATCATCTAAAGAAATAGTTGTTTCTGACATTTTTTATATATTATTATTATTCTTTTAATTATTTTTTAATATAAGATTTAAACTAGTAAATTATTATATTATTAATATATACTTTATTAATATTAATTTATAATATAGTATTTAATTTAATTTAAAATGTAATTTAAATTAATTCTATTTATTATTTATATAATTATATAATTATCTAATTTAATAGAAATAAAAATTATAAATAAATTTTATAAAAAAAATCTAAAATGAGTACATTAGATAATTTAAATGAAAATATATTAAATAAAATAGATTTAATAGATAAAATTACTACTATTTGTATAGAAAATTTATATTTACCATTATATAATAAAGGATCTAATACCTTTAGTAATTTAGTTAATAGTTATATTTCAAATGTAGATATTATAAATTCTTATTCTTTATATAATTTAAATGAATATAAATTCTTTAATTTAGAAAATATGCCATTATCTTTTATACAAAATATAAAAATTTTAAATAAAAGATATAATACTTATTTAGAAACTAAATATAATTATGAGATTCAATCTATTTTATTTTTAACTGAATATTATAGTATGACTAATAATAAATTACAATATACTATAAATAATAATATATATAATGATAATATTTTTTTATTATCTTCTGATTCTAATATTTTAAATAATAATGATTTATTATTATTAAAAAATATATATTATAATAATTATCATAAATATAAATATTTTAATACATATCAATATGATGATACTAATTTATTAAATAATTATAAATTAAATAATAATAATCAATCTAAAAAATTATATCATAAATTTAATATTTTTATTTCTAGTGAAGATATTTATGGTATATTAGATAATTATATAGATTTTTTAAATAATTTTTTACTTAATTTTAAAGAAATATTATTAAAAAATTATAGTAATAATAGTAATTATAGTAATAATAGTAATAGTAATATTAATGGAGATAAACATTTAAAAAAAATATTTCAATTAATTAATCAATATAAAAAAACAAAACTTATTTGTTCAATAGATGATATTGAATATGACTTATGTAATTGTGGAAATAAAATGATTATACAAGCAAATACTAGTGAATTATTATGTACTAAATGTGGTTCAATCCATACATTAATTGGTAGTGTATTTGAAGATTCTCAGTTTTATAATCAAGAAGGTAATAGATATTTACATGGAACATATGATCCAAATAGACATTGTAAATTTTGGATTGATAGAATACAAGCAAAAGAAAATACTATTATAGATAATTTAGTAATTGATAAAATAAAACAATGTATTAAAAAAGATAAAATAGAAAATTTAAAAAATATATCAATAGAACAATTTCGTATTTATTTAAAACAAACAAAATTATCAAAATTAAATGACCATATTCCATTAATTAAAAAAATAATTACTGGATATATACCACCACAATTAAATCATAAAGAATTACATTTATTATTTAATTATTTTGATAAAGCTACTAAAATATATGCTATGATTAAACCAAAAGAAAAATCGAATTCTTTATATTATCCATTTTTGATATGGAAAATATTAGATTTAATAATAGAAGATAAACAAAAAAAGAAAGAATTATTATCATGTATACATTTACAAAGTTATGAAACATTAATTGATAATGATAAAATCTGGTATCAAATTTGTAAACATAATGATAATTTTATATATAAACCAACTGATAAATCTATTATTTATTATTAAATCTATTATTTATTATTAAATCTATTATTTATTATTAAATCTATTATTTATTATTAAATCTATTCATCATCTTCATTTTCTTCATCATAATCTCTTTCATATTTCCTATTATATTTTTTTCTTTTTTTTGTTGATGCAGAACTTTTAACTATAATAATAAAGAATATAAATAAAAAACTAAGTATTAATATAAAAATATCTTCTTCAGTTAACATATAATTTCCTATTTTTTTAGGATAATTATTACTAAAATTATTCATAAAATCTTTAATTTTAACATTTTGATATTTAAATAATGAATTATTTTGAATACTAACTGCAGAAGCAATAGATTTATCTGGAGTAGTTGGTTTAGCTGGAGTAGTTGGTTTTGCAGGGGTAGTTGGTTTAGTAGGAGTAGTTGGTTTTGCTGGAATAGTCGGGTTTGTTGGAATGGTTGGATTTGTTGGAGATGTATCAGGTTTAGCTGGAGTAGTTGATTTAATATCACATTTCTGAGACACTTGTCCTTTAATTTGTACATTTTCAAATTCTGCATTTTGAATACATTGATTTGGACAACTTGCAAAATCTTTATAATTAGAAGGTTGATAAGCTTGATCATTACAATAATTCATTAAACATATATTATCTACTTTTTGTAATGTACCAGTTGCATCTTTATATTGAATAGTATTTTTTTCATTATTTAGACAATAACAAAATGGATAATTTAAATGTCCTGGTTTACAAAAACTTCTTGCAAAATCATCTAATTCTTTTTGTTTAGTTGATTGTGTATAATATTGTTTAAAATCAACATTCCAAAATTTTTTACAATTAGGATTTTTTATTAAATTATCACTCTTTTTACAAAAATCAATTTGTTTTTTAATAATATCGGTTTTAGATTGTACAGACACAACATTAGATTCTAATTGATTATTACATAAATTAAATAAATCACTTTCAGACAAATCTTCTCTAGAACATGTATTAGCAATCCATTGATATTTTTCATTTTGATCTATATAATTCCTACAATCTAAATTTGATTTATATTTTTTTAAATCTAAATTATTAATATAACAATTATTATAATTTAAATAATCTTCTAATGTTCTATAAAAAATTCTATAATAAACTGTACGTTTTGACGACCCTCTATAAATATATAACCACCTTTTTGCAGTTTTCATAATATTACCTGATGATGCATCAAATTGTTTAAATCTTCTATTATTTAAACTATCAATATTCATATTAACTAATTTATAAAATTGAGTACAGCCATTTACCTTACCATCACTATCAGCCCATGCTGCATCTGAAAAAGTTAAAGATCCATGTATTGAAGATAAATCATCTATATCTATTTCATATCCATCAGCAGGTTCATATTCAGTTTCACTACATGGAATATTTGGTCCATCCCAATCACCATAATTTATAGATTTATTTTCTATATTTTGCTTAAATATTAATGGATCGATAATAACAACTTTATCTCTAAAAGATAATAATCCAATTTGAATTATATTTTCTACTCCCCATATAGTTCTAGGTGTAAAAATTTTATCTTCATCTATAAAATTCATTTAAAATATTATATTAATGAAATATAAATTAAATATTAATTAAATAATATTTATCTAATATACTATTATTAATACTTAAGATATTATTATATATATTATCTAAGATATTATCTATATTATTTAAAATATTATCATCATAATTATCATTTAATTCCTTTTTTATTTTATTAATTAATTTAGACATATTTGAAAAATATGTCATATATAATTCAAAAGTAAAATCAATATTATTGATTTTTAATATATATTTATAAATCTCTTCATTAATTATATTTAAAATTTTTTCTATATTTTCACTCTTATTATTTTTTATTAATTTAATATCTTTTCTAATTTTATTTATTAATATATTTTTTAATTCTAAATTATCAATTTTAGCTAAATTTTTAAAATCATTTTCTATTTTATTTTGATATAATTCTAACATATTATTATTTTCAATATTTTTTAATAAAGATCTTTCTATTAATGAATTATAATTTTCAATATAATATTTAGGTTTATTATTTAAAATACATTGAATATTTTCATATTTCATATAAATATTATTATCATTATAATATTGCATTATATGATAAGTATTATCTAATTTAAATAATAAAATAAAATCTGTATGTAATAATAAATTTAATTTATCATCTGTTTTTTTATAATTATAATTATTAATATTATAAATATTATTAATATTATTAATATAAATATCATTTTTTATATTTTTTTCTTCATCTGTATTATTAGATTCTATTTCTTTTTTTGTATAAATAGTTTTAGTTTTTAAAATATAATTTAAATTAATGCCTTGATTTTTTTCTAATTTAAAATTTTGATCTAATAAATTAATAGAATTATAATTAATATTATCTAATGAAGATTCTAAAATTATAATATTAATATATTTTTTTTCTATTTTATAATAATCTATTAATATTTGATTAATATATTTTAATGTATTATTATCTAATTTATTATTTTTAAATTTATATTCCGTATTATATATTTCTAAAAATAATTTATTTAAATCTGTAAATGATTTATAAATTATATATTGATTAAATTTATTAATAATATTATTATTTTTTTTTATTATTGAAATATTATTTTTGAATAAATAATTTATATCTTCTAATTTATTTATATTAAATTTATATTTATTATTAATTAATTCATTATTAATAATATTATTTTGAATTTGATTATTCTGAAATTTAATATAATCTTTAAAATGAATAGAATCTAATGATAAATATTTATTAACTATATTAATATATAAATCTATTATTTTATTATTTTTACTATAATAATTAAATAATTTAATATAATTATCATAGGTATATTTAAAGTTAATAATGACATAATTAATATATTTTTGATTAAATATATTATATTTATTATTTACTTTTGAATATATATCTAATAATGATAATTTATTTTGATTTATATTATTCTTTGAAGTATCACTTAATAATGTTTTTTCTTCAAATATATTATATTTATTAATTAAATTCATAAAATTATTTATTTCTTCTAATAATAATTTAATATTATCATAAATTATATATAAATCATCATTTGTTAAAATATATTTAGAGTCTAAACTTAATTTTTTTTGAATTTTAATAAAATTATTATTTTTTAATAAAAATTCAATTATATCAATATTTTTTTTATCTTCTAAATTATTTTTTAATTCTTCTAAATAACTAATAGATAAATTATATAAATTATAATAATATTTTTGTATTTTATTAATTTGTTCAATAATATTAAATTCATTATTATAATTATTTAATTCATTATTATAATTATTAAATTCATTATTATTACTATTATTATTTAATTCATTATTATTACTATTATTATTTAATTCATTATATGCCAATTTCATTTTTTATTATTTAAATATATAATCTATATATTATGTATAATTAAATTAATATATAACAAATTTAAAACATAATTTTTTTTATTCTTAAATTAATTTTTGTTTATAATGTCTAATACTAATACATTTTCAGTACTCCCTAGAATTATTGATCCTGATATGCAATTTACTGTTGAATCTATAAAAAATATGCCAGATAAATCTCAATTAATGTCGCATAAATATAAAAATGATGATAATTTTTCAGATACTTCAGTACAATCATGTAAAGATAATAATGATCTTAAGTCTGATACTTGTAATACTGAAAATTTAGAAGATACTAATAAATCTACTAATAAATTTATGTCTTTTTTATACACTTATAAATATATTATATTAACTATTATTATTATTATTTTATTAGTTGTTATTATTTATTTATTATATAAATATTATATAAAAATTAATAAAAAAAAAGATTTAAATGATGATAACTCTAAATCTTCAAATAATATTGAAAGTGAAAATAGTACTAATAATGCTAAAAAAATAACTGATAATCAAAAAGCTGAAATTAATAATTATGTATCTAATTATATAATAGATGATGATAATAATGATAATGATGATAATGATGATGATAATGATTATTTAGATAATAATTTAGATAATAATTTAGATAATAATTTAGATAATAATTTAAATAAAGATTTAGATAATACTAATGATTTAAATAATGATTTAAATGAGGAATTAGATAATGATTCAAATAATGATTCAAATAATGATTCAAATAATGATTCAAATAATAAAATTAGTTATAATAAAAATCAAAATAAAATTTTACCAGAAATTGGAATTATAATTCATGAGAATATATCAATAGATCCAAAATTAAATATTAATAAATATTCTAATAGATTTGAAGAATTAAATACAGATAATTTAAATACAAATAATTTAGAAATAGTTCAAGATAATGAATTAAGTAATATTATTCAAAATATAAGTAATAAAGATAATGAATTAAATAATAATCAATTAGATAATGAATTAAATAATTTTATTGATAATAATTATAATGATTTTGAAAATAATGATGATCAAATATCAGATACTAATGAATCATTAGATTTAAATAATATTATTAATGAAATTGAAGATTCTAATAGAGAAAATATTGAAGTTAATAATAATTCAAGTATTGATGAAAATAATTTATCTAAAAAACCAAAAAAGAAAAAAACAAAACAAATAGAAGAATCTAATATAGATTATTTTAAACAATTTATTAATAAAAATAATGAATAATAATTAATAATAATAATTAAATTACAAATAATAATATTTTTTTTGATTTAAAAAAATAATTAAATAAAATTAAATAAATATATTATTTATAACTAATTTTCAATTAAACAAAACAATAATATATATTATATAATAATAAAGATTAAGAGTTAATATTAAAGTTATAAAAAATATTATAAAATAAAATGGAAGTTAATACACCTGCTCAACCAATTGATAATAAACAAGTTAAAAAAAGAATTGTAAAAATTAAAAAGAAAAAACCAACTGATGATAGTGTAAGTAATGAAGTTGCATCAGTAAAAGAAGAAACTGTAGATTCCTCAGAAACACAAACTGAATCTACTGAATCAGAAGATAAAGATGTAATTTCACTTATTCCAAGTTCAAGAGTAAAAAATTATATTAGTAAAGAAAAATTAAATAAAGAATTAGATAGTTTAATTGAAAAAATTAAATCATCTCCTGAACCTTTAGATTTAAGTACTTTATTAAATGAAGATTTACAATCTAAAATTGGTAGTATTATTAAAGCAAAAGAAGAAAATAAAGAAGAAATTAAAATTAATTCAATTGCTGTAGATATGCTATCTAAACAAAAATATAAATTTAGTCATACATCTTTTAAGGTATTATCTGTATTTTTAGATTTAATGATTGAAGATCTTACATTAAATGTAATGGATGAGATTATTAAAAATAAAAAATCTATTATTAATTTAAAATATGTTTATAGTGCAGCTACAGATAGCCCACTATATCCAATCTATTCTAGTTTACCTTCATTTGTTAATGGAAAAACTTCAACAGAAGAATCTACTGAAGTTAAAGAAGTTTCTGAAGAATCTACTGAACCTGTTGAAGAAACTTCCGAATCTTCTGAAGAAGAATCTACTCATTCTATTAATTTTGAATTTTATGTACGTAAGATTTGTAATAAACTTAAAAAAAATAAAGAAGAATATGCTAAAATTAAAGTAAGTAATAATTATCAAAAATTCTGTTCTAATCTAGTATTAGAATTTTTAGATCGAGTAGCTCCATTAACTTCTATTTTATTAGAGGTTATGACTACTAAAACTATTACTAATTTAGTATTTGAAACAATTTTAAAATTACAATTATTTGATAATGATAAAAAAGATGAAATTTTACAAGAAGTTAAAACTAGATTAAATTAATAATAAATATATTTTATAAATATTTTATAAATAAAAAAATAGTATAAAATAAGTATAAATTTATTTTTTATATTTATTTTTTTTTAAAATACTTTTTATTTTTTTATTTTTTTCAGAATTATTAGAAAATTTTTTATTTAAAATAATAAACTCAGGAGTAGTAAAACGTACATTTTTATTTTTTTTTCTTTTATTATTATTATTATTATTATTAGTAATTGTAAAAATATGATCTATAAAATTAAATAATGTATTTAAAAATTTATTAATTTCTGATATTTTAGTATGTGGAGTTAATAAAATATTAATTATCCCTTTTTTGATATCAGATAGATATTTATTACATTCTATTGGTATTCTTTGATTTTGATTTAATATTATATTATTATTTTTAAAATATTCAATAATATTATTATTAGTAAATTTAATATTAGGAATAAATAAAGAAAAATATATATTATTAATTAATGGAATAGTATTATTAATATTATTAAATAAAATAATTGTTGGGATATTATAAAAGTATTTAATATTTTCTGTATTTATTAAATTAGTATAATATATTATTTTATATTTTGATTGAATATTAGTTATTATATATTCAAACATTGATTTTATTTTATTAAAATTTATTTCTTTATTTTGATTATATTTAATAATATCTAATGTATTTAATAAAATAGATTCGGATAAATTATTTGGATTTATTGTATAATTATTTAAAATACCATCTAAATGAAATTTATTAATAATATTTTTTTTAATAAATAAATGATATATATTTACTAATTTATTATTAGAAGTTTTATTATTAGAAGATTTATTATTTAAAGAATTACTATTTATACTATATGAATTAGAATTATATATTAATAAATCTTGATTATTAAAATATATAATAGACTTATCATTTTGGATATAATTTTTTAATTCATCTTCAATATTACTTAAAAATAATATATTATAATATTTACAATAAGATGACAATTTTTTTAAATTATAAAAAATATTATTATTAATATTTGATATTATACATAATAATGTATTTGCTTTTTTATTTTTTTTTATTTCTTCAATAATATTTTCATTTTCAATAATAGTTAATTCAATGATATTATTTTTATATAATTGTTTACAAATATTTTGTATTATATTAGATTCAAAAGATGTTATTATAAAATGTGGTTTATTTTTATTTAACTTTATATAAACATTACAAATTTGTACTATAATTAGTGTTAATATTTTTAAATAATTTGTAGATGATATTATAATATAATCCTGTGGAATATTATATATATCTTTAATTTTATTAATATTATTATTATATAAATTAAATTTTTCTATTAATATTTTTTGTTTATTTTCATTATTTTTTTTTGTATTTGTAATTTTACTAATATTTAATTTTTCTAAATTATTATTAAAATTTTTTGATAATAATTGTATTTCTTCATAATTATTAAAATATATAAATTTTTTCATTTATACTATAATTATATTAATATTTTATATATTATCAATTGATAATTAAAAGATTTTAATATACTTTTTAATATATATTCATTATTGTAAATATAATTAAAATTATAATTAATATTATATTCTTCTTAATACAAAAAAAATAAATTAATAAATATTGATAATATTTCTATAATTTGTTGATAATTTGTTGATAATTTGTTGATAATTTGTTGATAATTATTTTATAATTTGTTGATAATTATTTTATAATTTGTTGATAGTTTGTTAATCGTTTGTTAATCATTTGTTGATAATTATTTTATAATTTGTTGATAATTATTTTATAATTTATTGATAATTATTTGATAATTTATTGATAATTTATTGATAATTTATTGATTTTTAAAAATAGACATATTTAATATATAGAGTGAAATTAAATTTTGCTAATTTTGTATATTAATATAAATAAAATTTTATAAAAAAAAAATAATTAATTATGATAGATTATTATACATTATGTCAATTACAATATATTTTAATTATTTTTATATATTTATATGAGAAACTAACATTAAAATATATAACAAATAAAGATATTATTTTAAATGATTTAAATATATATAAATATGATAAAATTCATTCATTATATATCTTATATTTAATATTAGATATTCAAATTTATAGTATTTGTCAAGATAATAATAGAATTATATATATATATTATCAAAATAATAAAATTTCAACCTTATTTATTAAAAATGAAAAACCACATAATAATGTTAATAAGATAATTTTATCCTTACATTATTTAGACAAATATCATATTATTAATTTATTAGATATTTATAATTGTGGAGTTATTATTCATAGTACTAAATTTTTTAAACATATATATAATTATATGGGTAAGAAAAGAGAAGTATTTAATTTATTAGTATAAAAAATATAAGTATTTAATTTATTAGTATAAAAAATATAAGTATTTAATTTATTAATATAAAAAATATTAGTATTTAATTTATTAGTATAAAAAATATAAGTATTTAATTTATTAGTATAAAAAATATAAGTATTTAATTTATTAGTATAAAAAATATAAGTATTTAATTTATTAATATAAAAAATATTAGTATTTAATTTATTAGTATAAAAACTAATATATATAAGCCCCACTAGATATCAATAATAGAATTAAAGGAATACCAATAATTGCAAAGAAATAACCTTTAATAATATCATATAATTTAAGATTATTATAATTATTATAAGCTGATATTAATTCTTTATCTTTATCTAATAATTCATTATAATATTTATTTTTTTGTCTTTGAGCATATGAAGTTCTTTTATTTTCACAACATCTATAATAACTACGATATCCTAAACATAAACCACATGGCGGAGCTGAACGATATCCTTTATTATATTCTTCTTGTAATTTAATTTTAAATGAATTTACAATTTTTTCAGTTTCTTTTAAAGCAATTTCTGGATTAGAAGTATCTATTCCATAATTTTTAATTATTTCTAAATATTTTTCATATGTTAATTTTTGTGTATCTAACCCAAAATATACTATTATAGCAATAATAGTACATATAATAACATATATAATATATATTGTAAAAATTGGATTTTTATTATAATAATTATTAAATGTTTCTTTAATAGAATAAGACATTATTAATATTTAAATATATCTAAATATACCTAAATAAATATAAATTATAAAAAAAAAAATAATTTGTTTTAATTACTTTTATTTTTTTATCTTAACTATTGATAAATACTATATAAACAATAAATATACATAAATATAATTGACTTATGTAGCGTAACGTAAAGTAGCAGAACCGTCTGAAATTAATAAGAAGTTAATAGCAACAGCATTAACAATAAGTTCTGCAGTAGTGCTAGAGTTAACATAACTGGAATCATATTGTAAGTAAAATTCACGAGCACGAGAAACGTTAATATGACCAGATGGTTGATAAGTACCTGGATATAAACAGAAGTTAATCATGAAGCAACCTGGATCAGATGGAGTATTAACATTCCATCCTCCATATAAGTATGGTACATAACTATTAAAGAAGTTAGATGGTAAGTTATTATAAAGAGGGACACCATGAGCAGAAACAGTTAAACGATTAACATGATTTTCTTCTTTAAGATATTTACTTGCAACTGCTGCAACACCATTGACTCCACTAGCTGAAACTGCGGTATAAGTACATTTACCAAATCGATGCCATAAGTTAGTATGGTTAGAGTATAATTCTTCATCAGCATTTCCAAGTGGATCAGAAGAATCTTGAGCACTGTTAGCAGTTGGACGAATACCAACATACATAGTTTCAATTGGCCATTTAAGTTGTTGAAGAAGAATGTTATCAGAAGCTTTGTTAACATTAGTAACTTGACGTCTGTGTACACGTACTAAGGTGAAACCAATACGAGCAATAAAGATATCATGAATATCTGGATTGACAAAGATATTATTAATATATAAGTCAAAAGTATTAATAGTAGGAGATGTAATAGTAACTGCAGTAGTTGTAGCTGTATGTTTACGAACATCAACCATTTGTTCTTTACTTGCTAAATCAATATTAATGAAACGTTGACCATATGGAATAGCAACAGATGGAATTGCAAGACGTGGATCAGTATTAAACCAGAAAAGTAATGGAATAAATAATTCAAGATCATCATGAGCACCATTAGATTTATAAGTTTGGAAACCATTTCTTAAATTAACAGATGCACGTGCATTTTGTGGAGCAGTACCAGCAGCTGAAACATAATCATATACTAATTCACGTGGTTGTTCTTGACCCATGCATCGGAACCATCCATCTTTTTTAGATTGACTAACACAGAATTGACGATGGAAATTATAAGTATCTGGATAGTATTCATCTAATGGATTACCATTAACATCAAAAGATACTTTTTGGAAAAGACGTTCACCTGGGAAATCACACCATCTATAAACAGCAACATCACCAACACCAGTACCAGTAGTTGGAGAAACAACTGGATCAGAGAATTTAACATGAACAACCATATCACTAAAGAAATCACCAAATTGTGGAATAGAAAATTGTACTTTAGAACCTAAAGTTGGATTATTAGCAGTTACTTTATTATATTCATAAGCAATAGCTGCAAATGGTTTAAAGTGAGCGTTCATAAAAAGAATGTGGGTTTTTTCAATATCTGCAAGAGTTGGATTAACATTTTCTTCGTTATTTTTTTGACGAGCAGCACGAATTTCAGCTAAACGTTGACTTAAAAGTTCGGAAGCCATAAGCATACGATCTTGTTTACCATCATTAGTAATAAGATTAAAAATACCACCGGTACTCATATTTAATTAACTTTTTTAAATTATGTTTTTTACTAACTTTACTATGTATATTATTAATAAGATTTATTTTAAAAAAAAAATTAATTATTAATTTTTAATAATTTAATTTGAATTTAAATATTTTTAACTGATTATTATTTGTAAGATATAATAAATTTTTACTATTAGTATTAATATTGGTTTTACTATTAGTATTAATATTGGTTTTACTATTAGTATTAATATTGGTTTTACTATTAGTATTAATATTGGTTTTACTATTAGTATTTTTAATATTATTTTCCCATAATTGTAAACGATATTTAATACATTTTGAATCAGGATTTATATATGAATCTAAAAGTAAATTACTATATAGTAATATATTAGATCTATTAATATATTTATATTTACTAATATTTTTAAATTTACTTTTAAAATGTTTAAGTAAAAATTTAATATTAATATATTCTTGAACCTTATTATCAAAAAGTATAATATTATCAGCTTTTAAATATTTTAATTTTTTATATTTATGTGAAATATTTGTTATTAAAGATCCTTGTATATGTATTTCTAATAGTTGAATAAATTTTTGAGATAATTCTTTTATATAAGTATAACTACAATTTAAATATTTTAATTTTATTAGTTTATTAGAAATATTTTTTATTTTAGTTGCTTGACAATTTAATCTTTCTAAATTTATATAACTTTCAGGAATATTTTTTATTTTTGTAAATGAACAATCTAATACCTTTAAATTATAATAATTAGTTGATAAATTATTTATATTAGTATTTTTAATAAATAATTTTTTTAATTTTAAATAAGTATAAGGAATATTATTAATTTGAGTATTATTACAATTTAAATTTTCTATATTTACTAATGTAATTGGTAATAAACTAATATTAGTATTACTAATATTAAGTTCAATTAAATTTATAAATTTATAAGATAATCTGGTTAATGAAGAATACTGAGCATAAAGAATATTTAAATTTATATAATTATCATCAATATGATTGATAAAAGATAATGATATATTTAATCCTTTTAAATTAGGATAAATTAATTTTAGTATTTTAATATTTGAACATATAGATATATTTATATATAATACATCTATATATATTTTATTATTTATATGATTTTTTAATAAATGATTACAAATTAAACACATTAAATTAAATTAAAAAAATAATATTATATATCAATATGAGATATAATGTTTAAATTTAATATAATGTTTAAATTTAATAATTAGCCTATAATTACTCTATAATATATAGAAATACCTGTAATATCATCATACCTAGTTATTTTAACTATATCATTTATTTTACCGGCTGTCCATATAATTTGTGGATCTGATAATCTTATTTTAGGTAAATTTTGACGTTTACAAAATAATATATTATTTAATAAATTATTAGATTCTTCTTCATTTAAAATTTCATGTTTATTACTTAATATATGGTTGGGTATAATAATTGTAAATAGTTTATAAGTATAATTAATAATATTAATTTTATTTTTAATACTTTCAATAAAATTATTTACATGAGTTGATATTGAATTTTTTGTAATTAAGATAATATCATAATTAAATGGTATTTTTTTTAATTTAATTAATACTTTTTTTAATTCTTGAGTTTTAGTATATATTTCAGAATTATAGTGAAAAACAATAATATATGTTATTTTAAATTTATTATTATTAAAATTCATATTATTAATATTTTCTTTCATTATTTTAATTTCTTCATTAGAATAATTATTAGAAACGGTTTTAATTATAAAATATTCATTATTAAATATATTTTTTATAAATTCTGTATCTTTTATTTGATCATCTAATGAAATTAAATTTTTATATTTAAAGTAAATAAATAAATTATTATAAATTTTAGATAAAGTATAATTTAAATTACTCATTATTAATTATTATTTTAAGTATTATTAATAATATTATTATTTCTTTAAAATTATAATAATTTTATATAATATATAATATATAATAAATAATTCAATTTTAAATACATTATAAGTCAATTAAAATTAGAATGTCTGGATTAAGAACTGATATATCTCCAAACTTAGAATTATATCCTAGTTATTATATGAGTCCTTTAGATGCTGATTTTATAGATATTTCTACTCCTAATCAACCAATTCAACCAACTATAATAACTCCAATTGTTAAAAAGGAGGAGTTAGTTAAAAGTATTAATTATTGTAAAATATTATTAGGATTTACAATTACTATTATTATAATACTATTAGGATATATTATATATTTACTATATAAAAATATGTTTTTAGGAAGCTCTTTAATTAATAAATATAGTAATATATTATCAAATTTTAGTAATAAAGATCAAGTAGAATTTAAATCAGATAATGATTATGATATACATTATTTAGTAGAACAAATGATTTATAAAGAATTTTCACCAACAGATAAAAAAAAATATTTAAATCTTCCACAAGCTTTAAAAGATAGTATAATTTCAGATTATTTAATTAGTAAAATTTAATTATACTAATTAAATTAAAGTATATTTTTTTTTAATTTTTATAATATATATATTATATAAGAATAATTCAAAAATATGGATACTAATTTTAATGATAGAATAAATATTTTACAACGTAGATTATATTATATTTCAGATAAAAATCAATTACAAATAAGAATAAATTATTTAAAGTTTGTAATTAGTTTATTAAATAATAATTTTAATCAACAATTTGATATAAATTTATTAAATAAAATTAATAATATTATATCATTTTTAAAAAGAATAATAGTTGATTTATCAATATCTAAAAATCAACAATTATTATATAATAATTTAAAAAGTATATATAATACAAATTTAAATAAATATAATGGTATGATAAAAATGTATAATATGGTTGCTATGACTGAATTAGATTTATTATATAAATTTGATTCAAATCCATTAACACCAGAAACTTCTATTGATAATAAATCAAAAGTTAATATAATTAAATTTATTTTAGATTATTTAAATAAATATTCTAATTATGATCTTAATCAAGTAGATCCAGTAGATTTCTTTGCTAAATATTATTATATTAATATTAAAAATTATATAAAAGATATGAATGAAGAAACTTTTTATATTATTTTAAATAGTGTTATTAAAAATCAACTACCACAATTAGAAAATAATTTAAATTTATTATCATTTCAATTACAAAACTATCCTATTAGTAATATAAAATTTGAATTTGAAAATTTATTAACATTATATACAAATCCTAAATTATTATTAGAATTACAAAAAAATATTAAAAATGAAATTGATAAAGAAATAAAATTAAATTATTTAAATTATCAATCTAAAGAATGTTTAAATAATAATTGTTTTAATCTATTTTTAAAGAATTTTATAAATAATTTTGTAAATAATGAAAAATTAAAAAATAATATGATTACAATTTTTAATAAATCAAAATTAAAAAATCCATCATATATATTTAAATTTTCAGATTCTAAAATTATGAATAGTATTTCATCTAAATGTCAAAATTGTTTATTACTAGATATTCAAATAATTTGGTATAAAGATCAAAAAAATATTCAAATGTTAGAAATAGAAAATAATATGGTAGTTAATAAATCAACTATAAATACTAATATATCTACTATTAATATGGATATTATAAATAATATTATAAATACTATTTATACATATTTAATTACTAAATTACCACAAAAGGTAATTACAAATACACAGGAATCATCATCCCAATCTTTACCATTAGTAAATTCCCCTAATTCATTAGAATTAAAACCAGTATTAACTATGTCGGATCTAATCAAAATACCATATTAATTATTATATTTTAAATTGATCAATTATTTTTTTTTTATCTTCAAGAGTATCTAATTTATTACATTCTTTAATAGTATTAATAACCTTTTCAATAGTTTTTAATACATTATCATTTAATGGATTAGATTTAAATATAGGGTTTATATTAATATCTAACATTTTAAAACTCATAATACCTAAATATTCTAATTTATTATTATTCATTATTAATTCTTTATTTTTTTGTATATTATATTTAAATTTATTAATATTATTATATAAATTAAAATAATATAAATTATTATTATCATAGATATTATTATTAATACATAAATCATGATACATTATTTTAATATCTTTATAATCAATTATATTTTCCATAATTTTATTAATAATATTTTTATCCTTAATATTTGAAATATCGTAATGATGAATATTATTTGTATTTAAATATTCAATAATATTAATTATGATATCTTGTAAATGATTACTATTATTATTTTTTTCATAATATAATGTAAAACAACCATATGATAAAGGTTTATTATTATATCTAATTTTATCAAAATGATAAAATGTATTATATTTATTATTTAAATTTATAATATCATTATATGAACAATATCTAAACACAGATTCTATAAAAATAGATGCTTCACATATATCTATTACTTCCATACCTAATTTAGGTTGATTAATATAATAGATAGGTATTTCATTTGGTTTAATAACTCTCATAAATGGATTTTTAAATTCAAATAAAATTAATAATTCTTTATTATCATATAAATCATTAGAAAATTTAGACATATTATAAATTTTATTATTTAAATCATTTTCATTAAAAATATTTCTTAATTTTGATTTTTTAATAATAGCAAGTCCATCTGGACTATATTTAATATATTTAGATTTTTTATAAGGAATTGATCCTGTTTCATATATTTTAGTATCATATAATTTTTCTACATATTGTTGTAAAATATATTCAAAAATATTACCAAACCATAATGGTGCACTTTTTTTAAATGTACTAATTCCAGTTTTTTGCTGAATTAATTGTTTAATAGATTGATATTTATTAATTTTTAAAATAGTAGAAATTTCAGATCCTCCTATAGTTTCAGATCTTGATTTTAACCATTCAGCAGAACCTTGTTCAGGTAAATGCTTATTAATTTCTAAAAACTCAGATAATGCTCTTTTTTTAATTGATTTCATTCTTTTTATTAGTATATGCATTTTTTATTTAAATACTAATTTGAATTATTTTATATATATATTTAACATTTAGAATATAACTTTCATTTTTTTATTAGTATAAATATGGATGAATTATATACAATATCAAATAAAAAATATAAATTAATTGATGAAAAGCTAAATGAAGGAGCTTATTCTAAAATTTATGAAGTAATTAATAATAATGATAAAAATAATAAATATATAGTTAAAATTCAAAAAATTTCTGATAAATATGAAGCAATTAATGAAATTAAATTATTAATGAAATTAAAAAAAAATAAAAAAAAATATTTTGATAGTATTAAAGAATATTTTAATAAATTAAATCTTAATACTAATGATGGTCTTATTAAAGAATATATAAATACTAGTAAAATTATTAATATAGAAGATTTTTATACAAACCGCGATTATATTTTTATTATATTTAAAAAATATGAATATACATTAGAAGATTTTAATATAATTTATAATAAAGAATTTAAAGAAACATTACCAATCTCATTAATTAAAAAAATTACAAATTCTTTATTTTTAGGAATTTATGAATTAAATTTATCTAATATTATTCATTGTGATATTAAACCTGATAATATTTTAATATCTATAAAGCATAAAAAAATAAAAGATTTATTTAAAGATATTAAAAAACATAAAATCAATAAACATGATTTAGTTAAATATATAGATATATTATATATTGATTTTAATATTTCTCAGAAATGTAATTCTATTTGTAAATCAACTACTATTCAAACTACTTATTATATGGCACCTGAAATAATTTTAGGTAATACTAATTTTAATTATACTATTGATTTTTGGTCTATTGGGTGCATTATTTATGAATTAATGACTTCAAAATATTTATTTGATATTTTTGGATTTAATGAAAAAAATGGTATAAATTATAAAGATTATAAAATTAAGTCTAAAATTTCTGAAGAATCAACTAATTCAAATTATTATAATTATAGTAGTTATTATAATACATCAACAATAGATAATTTAACATTATTACATTATTATAGAGAATTATTTGGAGATAATTTTATATTAACAGGAAATAAAGTAGAAAATTATTATAATAATAATAAATTATTAGGTACAATTAATACTAAAAAATATGAAAATTTAATTATATTTGAAAAATACATTAAGGATAATATAATAGATAATACTAATTTAGAATTTTATAATAAAATTTTAGAATTATTTAGTAAAATATTTATATACGATTATAATAATAGATTAACAATAGAAGAAATATTAAATAAATATATTTTTACATAAAACTATATGTTTGAATTTAATTCACTTAATAATAATTTACATAATTTATTTTCTTTTTTTAATAATAATATTTTAAATATTAATAATAAAGATAATTTTGATTATATTAATAATGTAATACAATATATATTATTATTTTGTATAAATAATATATATTTATTAAATAAATTATTAATTAATGTAAATATACTTATTCATAATTCTATAGCAAATAAAAAAAAATATATAGATAAATTAAAAAAAATAGAAAATTCAATAAATAATATAAATACTAATATTATAGATTCATATAATAAAATTTCAATAAAAAAAACTGATGATATAATTATTACATTAAAATTTAATAATATTATTTATAATTCTAATAATACTAATAATACTAATTATAATTCTAATGATGATAATAATACTAATTTAGATACAAATAATTATAGTACAAATAATTATAGTACAAATAATTATAGTACAAATAATTATAGTACAAATAATTTAGATTTATATTCATTATCAAATATTGATAATTTAATTAATAATAATAATAATAATTATAATTTTTTAAAAGTTTATAAAAAAGATGATAATTTTATAGATTATAAATATATTAATATAGGATTTGGTAATTATTATAAATTATGCTGTTATAAATATTTAAAATCAAGTTTACCCTTTAATTTATTAATGCATATTCAAGAATTAGATCAAATAGTTATTAAAGTCGGTGATGAATCTAATTATAAATATATTAATTCAAAATTATTTAAAGTATATACTACAAAAAATGAACAAATTATTAATAATAAGTCTATATTATGTAATAATAATATTAAAGAATTAAATAAAAAATGTTATATTGATAATTGCAAATATTATCATGATTATATTATTGGATATAAAGATAATTATCATAAAGATAGACAATTTTCATCAAATCCAATAGTATATAATTGTTCTAATTTTAAAGATGGAACTAAGGTTAAAGAAAATATAAAAAATATAGAATGGTATGAGGCAATTAATTTATATCAATCATCATTATCTAATTTATTAATTGGTTGTGTTCATAGTTTACAAAAAAAATAAGTAATTTAAAATAAATACTTTAAAATTAAAAATTTATTCTAAATATTGATCTAATAATTGATATAATAATATATCATGCATTAATTGTTTATTTCTTAATTTTTTTTCAGATATATTAGTAAATATAAGATCTTCTGATAATGTATCTAAAGAACCTATAAATCTAGTGTTTTCTAGATCATATTTTTCATATGAAATTATATTTTTATTAGTTTTAATTTTACCTAATTTATTTTTTTTAATATGTTTCCAACTATAATTTGGAAAATTTCTTATTTCTTGATTTTCATGATAAAATCTACAATCTTTTTTATTATGATATAATTTATTACAATATAATTTATTACATTTTTTTATTTTATTAATATTTGGGTCATTATCTGAAAAAATATTACCAATATTTCCTTTAATTATTTTATTATTTATTTTAATACAATATTCTTTAGTATCTTGAATATAGTATATAGGTGAATTAATAATTAATGGTAATTGTTTTTCATTAATAATAATTACTGGACATTTTGTATAATTTTTATTTTTAAATTTATCTAAATTTGTAATATTTTTTAATTCTATCTTATAATTATAATCATATAAATTATTTTCTTTTTCATTTAATCCCATTTTATTTTTAATATTTAAAATTTTATTATTATAAATTAATTTAATATTATTTTTTAAATTATTAATCATATCTATAGTATTTGTTAATTGTTTGATTTGATTATCATAATTATCAATTTTTAATAAAATATCTTCTAATTCATTAATAGGTATATTTTGATTAATTATTTGGTTATTTATTTTTTTAATATCTAAATAAATAGTATCTATAATATTCTGCAAAGACTCCATATTTATAAATATGTAATAGTTAATTAAATATATAATATAAATTTAAATAAAAAACATTTTTAATTTGTATATTTAATTAATAAAATAAGGTTTTGCAATCTTAAATATTTCTTTAATACATTTAATTAATTTAGGATTTAAATTTAATACATTTAATTCTTGCAAACTAAAAAATTTTAAATCTGTTATTTCCATAATATTACTATTTAATTTAAAATCAACATGTAATTGATATTTATTATCTAATAATACACCTATATAATAAACATATTTATAAGTAATATTTTCATCTACAAATGTATATGTTATTGGATTAATATGATATAATAATTTATATTTATTTTTTTTTATATTTGTTTCTTCATAAAATTCTCTAATAGCGGCATTAATATTACTTTCATTTTTATTAGTAGATCCTTTTGGAATCTCCCAAATTTTTTTAGATGATTTTGATTTTTTAATAATATTTAATAATCTTTTTCCATTATCATTTAAAAAGGTTTTTTCAAACTTAATTTTACATTTTTCATATTTTGTTAATTCTTTAGACATATATTTATTAATATATGGTAATGTTAATGTAGATTTATACCACATAATATTAAAATTTAATGACATTATACAAAATTTTTCATCAACTGTCATATTATCAAACATTCTTAATAATTCATTATCATTATTTTTATTATAAATTCCTTTAACAAAAGCTATAAAAGCATATGTTAGTCGTTTTTTAATCATTAATATTTCATATTGATTTTTATGACTAAGTTTATTTTTTTTTACTAAAGCTATTCCATAAGATGTAATTACATTCATTTTTATTAATATAAGTAATTACTATTTAATTAAAAAAAATTAAATTACTATTTAATTAAAAAAAATTAAATTACTATTTATTGTTAGTTTTAATTTTGTATACTTGCAATATATTCATGTTGTTTATTCATATAATTAGTGATTTCAGATTCAATTTCCCAATCATCTTCAAAAGTATTTTCATTTTCAATATCAGTATTATTATCTAAATTATTGTCTAAATTATTATTTACATTTTTTTCTGATTTTTTTTTAGTATTTTTTTTATAATTATTTATATTATTAAAACAATCTGGAACTGGAATATATAATGGTATATCATAATAATATATATAAAATATAACAGCTATAATTAAAATACCCATTAATATTAACCATCGTTTATTATAAATAATTGTATAATATTTATTAGTTTTTGTTTCTTCTAAATTATTAGAATCTAATTTTTCTAAATTTGTTAAATTATCTAATTTACTTAAATTAGTTAAATTAGTTAAATTAGTTAAATTTTCTAAATTATTTAAATTTTCCATTATTATTTTTTTTAATTAAAATATAATTATTATATTCTTTATTAATAATTAAAACTTAAATATGATTATATAATTATTAATTCTTAAATAGTATATTTTTTTGTATATTTATTAATTTTACCTATTAATGATTTTTCATTTTTTCCACTTTTTAATCCATAATATTTACTTTTATGCAACTCACTATTATTAATTATATAATTTTGATTTAATGGATTTTTATTTAAAAACATTTCACATGTATTTGATAATATTAAGTTGATATTTAATATAGTAAATATAATTAATAATATGATTATAATTATAATTATAATCTTAAAAATTAACATATTATAAAATTAATAAATTTAAAATTATTATATAAAAAAATATATTTTAATTTATTAATTTAATTAAATTATAAACTATTGTCCAGATAATGCTGTAAATAAAGAAGGTTCTTCTTTTTGATTTTCATATAATGGAACTGTAAAACCTACTTGTTGATATAAATTATTTTTATTTACACCTTTTCCAGATAAAGATGTTAAATATCTAAGTTCATTACTATTAGTTAAAACTTGATTATTTAAATTATTAGTTTTATTTTCAAAATATGAATTTTTTAAATCTAAATTATTTAATAATCTATTTATTTTTTTAAATTTACAAGTCAATTCTTTATTTATTATGACTAAATGCATAACAATTAATAATATAGATATTAAACATAAAATTAATAAAATCATTAATCCATAACTTATTTTATTTGGTTTCCATTTTAATTTAGATACAATTTCTTCTATATCTTCATTACTAAATTTATTAGCCATATTAATATTAATTTAGATTAATTTATATTAATATTATTAAAAAAAAATAAGTTTAAATTATTTTTATTATAATTTATTATGATTTCTTTATATTATTTCTATTTAATTACTATTTTAAATTCTATTTAATTACTATAAATTACTTATAAATTAATATAAATTAATATAAATATAAATTTTAATAATTTATTGACCAGCTAATGCATTTTTTAATTCTTCATCACCTTTTCCTTGGAATCCTTCACGAGAAGTTCCTACAGCACCTCGAGAACGTTTTGCTTCAACATCATAATCTTGGAAAAATACTGGAATATCACGAGTACCAGTTAAGGTAGAAGTAGCACCTTCTGGTGCATTTGCTACCCATTCAGCAACTTTTTGTCGTGCAGATTTTTCTTCACTAACTGGTACAGATACAATTACATCACCACGTTGTCCAATACCATAATCTGGTAAATTTTCAAATGAAGAAAATGGTTTACTCCAACCAGCCCAGTCAGCAAACATAACTAATACCATTATAAAAGTAAGTACTGATATAATATGAGGCCATGCTGGCATAGAAAAATTTAATCCAGCACCTTCTGAATAATTATCACCAAACATTTTTATATTATTAATTTAAGTCGTTAACGATTATAACAATTTTTTATTTATATATTATCAAATATTTTTTTTCAAAAAAAAAGAATTAATTAATTAATAATAATTTTATTTAATTATAATTTTTAATTTACAATTAGTTTAAATAAAAAAATAATATTTAATTTATTATTATTTAATTATAGTATTGCATTGCATTATTTAATTAATTATAGTATTTATAATCCTTGCATTGCATTATTTAATTTATCATTATTTAATGCCATATTTTCAAAATTTTCACGTTCAATCATTACAGTACCATCTTTAATATTTGCTTCAATATTATAATGTTTAGAAAAATTTGGAGGTTCTGGTGAACTAGTTAATCTTTCTATTTGTAATGGTTCAATTTTTAATGGTTTACTTCCAAATTGTCGTTCTTCTAAGGAAGTATTTATAGCACCTGTATCATCTCTAGATACAAAATGACGAATTCCAGTTCCATATGGATCATAAGTCTCTTTATTTTCAAAAGTAGATGTTAATCCCCATACTAATCCCATTATAAATATAACTACTAATAACCAAAATACCATTTTTGGTATTACTATTTTAGGTTCCCAATTACCTACAAATAAAAATTTAAAAATATTTCCACTCATTTTAGGTTTTGCATTAGTAAATTGTTTGGAGTTACTATCAGAATTGTCATTATTATTTTGATTATTTTCTGTTAACTTTTGATTTTTATTTTGTACATCTTTTGCAAACTCTTTCATTTTTTGTATTACAACAGGTGACAGTGGTTTCTTAATAGTAGTTGTCTGTCCTACTTCAACACCATCTTTCAATTTATTTTCACTCATTATTATAAATTAATATAGTTATATATAGAATATTCTAATATTTAAGATTATATTAATAATAAGAAAAAATAATGAAAAAATAAATAATAATAATAAAAAATTTATAATAATAAAAATAATTTATACTTTTAATTTTTCTAATAATAATGTTAATTCTTGTGTTATTTCATGTGAATTTATATCTTCTATAATACACTTATCTGGATGTACTTTTAATAATAATTTAAATATTTGTTTTTTATAATCTTTTTTAAGAGTATCTGTAAAATCATAAGTATATTTTAATTTCTTTTTTAAATTATCTATTGATTTTAAAATTTCTATTTTTTCTATATTTATTTGTTTATTATTATTAATATTAGTATTCAGATTTTTACTATTTACTTTATTTTTACTATTATTAATTTGATTAAAATGTTTTTTACAATAATATTGTTCTTCAAATAAAAAATTATCTTTTGCTTTAATAACACACTTTTTACCAGTTTTTGTAGTATATGAACATATATGAGTATTTATAGATTCATGTTTTGATTCATGTTTTGATTCATGTTTTGATTCATGTTTTGATTCATGTTTTGATTCATGTTTTGATTCATGTTTTGATTCATGTTTTGATTCATGTTTTGATTCATGTTTTGATTCTGGTTTAGATTCTGGTTTATATTCATTTTTTTGAAGTCTATTATTAATAATATCAAAATGTTTTTTACAATAGTATTTATTATTAATATTATATTCATTTTTCCATTTAATATTACATTGTTTATTAAATTTATTGATATAATAACATTTATTACTATTAAATGTATTATCCATTAGTAAATATTATTACTCAATGTTATTAGTAAATATTATTACTAAATGTTATTAGTAAATATTATTACTAAATATTATTACTAAATATTATTACTAAATGTTATTAATAACTATTATTACTAATTATGTAAAGTATTTAATTTAATATTATTAATTATTAATTTTCAATTTTAAATTTTATTAAATAATTATTTATAGTTAATAAAAAAAAAATAAAATAATTATTCATAATGACAGACCCTATGCCAAAAAAAAGATCAGTTGGAAGACCAAGATTAATTCAAAAGATTGACCCATTACCTAGATTAGGAATTGTAAATGAACCACTAAGTAATGATAATTTAGTTGAATTATCATATGATAATGTTAGTATTTTTAAAAAATTATTTAGTTTATTAAAATTAATGAATGTTAAAGAAATTAATATTCAATTTAATTCAAATTATACTAAAATTTATGGTATTGACCATTTAGAAAAAAATTTAATAAATATAAAAATAGAAGCAACTAAATTAAATCATTATTATTGTGAATATCCAATCAATATTACATTAGATCCAAAGAATTTAGATAAAATTACTCAAAAAATAGATAAAAATTATAATTTATTTTCTATGATTTTAAAAAAGAATTCATATAGAAATAATTTAATTATTATTCTTAATAATAAAATATTATCTATAGATGAATCTCATATTATTAATTTAATTGAAAATGATGGAGATTTAAATCAATTATATAATAAATCAGTTGATTATAATTTATATCCATTAAAATTTGAATTGCCTGGAAAATATTTTAAAAAATTAATTAATGATATTTCAATTTTTAGTGAATTATTTACTATTGAAAAAGTAAATAAAAATCCATTACAATTTATTTATAAAAATATTAATAATACTATTAAAGGTTATAATATTTGTAAAGATAATACTAAAATTAAATTAGAATCTACCTTAAATGAAGATGATATATTTTCTGTATCTATACGTATAGATTATATAAAAGCTTTAAGTAATTCATTATTAAGTGATAAAGTTAAAATATATGCAGATAAAGAAAATGATTTAATTTTTAATTTATTAATTGATAATGGTGTATTTGAAATTTTAATCTATACTGCTATTAATAAATATATTTAAATTATATTAAGTATAGTCTTTTATAATATATTTTTTTTAAAATTGAATTCATACTACTATTACATTAATATTACTATTACATTACTGTTAAATAACTATCAAATTATCAGAATAATATAATCACTATTAAATAATGGATCAATATATAATTATCAATGACTATATTATGATTAATAATCAAATTAAATATTTAGAAGAAAATGCATATATTATATTTTCTGAAGAAAATTATTTTAAATCTGGTAATATATTAACTATTTTATTTACGGAAGAAAATAAAGATTATTTAAATATTTTAAAAAATAAATATAATGGTATTATAAAAAATTGTCTTATAAATAATAATGATATATTATATAGTTATATTTTAGAAATATATGATGTTTATATTTTAGAATTTTTATCTAAAATTTATAATAATAAAATTAATGAAAATATACAAAATAAATTATATATAGATTTTATTAAATTATATAAAAATCAATATAATTTAATTAATACTAAAAAAAATGAAATATTTATATAGTTAAATTATATAATTATTTTTTATATTTTCTTATATTTTATTATATTTTATTATATTTTTGTTATAAAGCAATTTTTACATCATTAGTTATATTATCTTTAGCAATATTAGCTAATTTATCAGCAATAATATTACCTTTTTGAAAAATAGAATATTTAACTTTGTTTTCATTATTATTTTTTAAATTATTTTCATTATTAAGTAATTTATCAGCATGTCCTCTAACAAATTTAAATTCTATAAAGATATTATTATCTAATAATAAATTCATATAATAATTAATATAATAAATAATATCTATATTTTTTTTATCTAAATATTGATTTTTTTTAATCCAATTATTTAACCATTTAGTAATAACATTAATCCAAAATTCACTATCTGTAATAATTAAAAATTTATTTAAATTTTTATTATCTAAATTGATAGCATACTCTTTAAATTCTAAATTAGTATCTAATTTAATATTATTAATTTCAGTAATAATATCATCTTTTGAATTAATTTTATTTACACATATTAATTTTATATAAATTAAACTATATAATATTCCTAATCCTTCTGCTCGAATATTAGTAGGATCATAATTATAGAATTGAATATTTTGAATCATATTATCATTTTTATGAATTTTACAATATTCACCAATATTATTATCTTTATTATTAGCATAAATTGCAAAATAATTACATCCATTAAATTTACATTTATCATCTCCATTATTATAAAATAAACTATGATGTACAATTTTATTATTATTAGTATTATATAAAAATGTATCTTTACATATTTTTTTTATAATTTTAGTTTCATTATATTTATAAAATTCACATTCCTTATTTTTAGAAATAATATAAATACCAAATGTTGAACGTTTTTTAACTCTTTCATGTGCCCCATCACTAAAAATTAATAATTTATAATTATTAAGATTATAAGATTTATTATTAGAATCATTATTATAAGATTTATTATTACTTAACTTATTAGAATTTAATGTAGTAGTATTAATTTCTTCAAATTCGCTTTCATTATTAATATTATTATTTTTAAATGAGTCATTTAATATTTCATCAATAAAATCATTAGTATTCATTATATTAATAAGTTTATATGATATTAATCTGATAATTATATATATTTAAAATAATTAATTAATTCAATTTTAAAATTGAACTAATATTTATTATATAAAAAAGTATTATTAAATTAGAAAATTATTAAGAATTATCATTTGTAATCATGAAATTAAACTTAATCGTATGTGTTGATAATAATTATGGTATTGGAAAATTTAATAGTATTCCATGGCATTATTCTAAAGATTTAAAAATGTTTAAAAATTTAACAACTGAATCTAATAATAATTTATCTAATATTGTCATTATGGGATATAATACATATAATTCATTACCAGAAAAATATAAACCATTACCTAATAGAATTAATATAGTATTAACATCAAAAAAAATAATTAGTAATAATACAAATTTAATATATATGAATAATATTTTATCTATTTTATTTTATTTAGAAAATAATAAAAAAAATATAAATAATGCATGGATTATTGGGGGAGAAAGTATATATAAACAATTTTTAGATTTACATATTATTAATTATATATATATTACTCAAATTAATAATAATTTTGAATGTGATACATATTTTCCAAATAATTATTTAAAATATTTTATTTTACAAGAATCATTTTTAGATTCAGATTTTAATAAAAATTCTTATTCAATTAATAAAGATAAATTACAAGTATCATTATATAAATATTATAATAAAGATGAAAATAAATATTTAGAAATGATTAATAAGATTTTAAATAAAGGTATTTATAAATTAGATAGAACTAAAGTTGGTACAGTATCATTATTTGGTAAATCTTTTAAATATAATATAAGAAATTATAGACTACCTTTATTTACTCATCGTAAAATGTTTTATAGAGGTATTATTGAAGAATTATTATTCTTTATTTCTGGTAATACTAATACTAAAATTTTAGAAAATAAAAAAGTAAATATTTGGAAAGGTAATACATCTAGAGAATTTTTAGATTCTAGAAATTTAAATCATTTAAAAGAAGGTGATATGGGTGCTGGATATTCATTTCAATTAAGACATTTTGGTGCTAAATATATTAATTCAGATACTGATTATACAAATCAAGGGTTCGATCAATTAAAATATGTAATAGATTTAATTAAAAATGATCCAAATTCTAGAAGAATATTATTTAGTTATTGGAATCCAATGGATTTAAATAATGTTGCATTACCTAGTTGTTTTCTAAAAAATACTCTAGTATTAACTAAAAATGGTTATGAACCAATTCAAAATATTAAATTAAATGATTTAGTTTATACACATAAAGGAAATTGGAAATCTATTAATAATATTCAATATAAAATGTATGATAATAAAATATATGAAATAACATGTAGATATAATAATAAATTAATAAAAACTACTCGAGAACATCCATTTTATGTAATTGATTATACATATGATATTAATAATAATAAATTTATATTAAATTATAAAAATCCTTATTGGTGTAAAGCTGAAAATTTAAATTTAAATAAACATTTATTATGCATGCCTATTAATAAAAATGAAAAATTATATAATATTAAGTTAAATAATAAAATAAAAAATATTACTTTAGAACAGTCATATATTTTAGGATTCTTTTTAAAAAATGGTTATATTTCAGTAAATAATAAATATTATATATATATTTTAAAAAATAAAGATTATATTTATGATAGATTAAATTTACATTTTCATTTAAATTTATATAAAGAAAATACAAATTATAATCAATATTTAATTAGTAATACTGAATGGTATACTATATTAAAAGAATTTGGTAATAAAGTATATAATAAAAAAATTCCAGAATGGATACAAGATTTACCTAAAATTAATATTATTCAATTTATTTCTGGATTTAATGATGCAAATCAAAGTAATAATGATAATAGTAATAATAATAATAATAATAATAGTAATAATAATAATAATAGTAATAATAGTAATAATAATCAACATGTAAAATCATATAAGATTTTATCTAAAAATGTTGCATTTTCATTACAAAGACTATATGCTAAATTAAAAATATTTATTTCAATTAAATTTATTAATAATATTAATAAAACATATCCAAGATATAAATATTTATTAGAAATTATTGAAAATTATGAATTAATTAATGATAATTTTATATATTATCAAATATCAGATATTCAAACAAAATATAAAAAAATAGAAGTATATAATTTTGAAGTAGATGAAGATAATTCTTATATTGTTCAAAATATTGCAGTTCATAATTGTCATATTTTATATCAATTTCATGTTAATACAGATAAAAAAGAATTATCTTGTAGTTTTTATCAAAGAAGTTCAGATTTTGTATTAGCTGCAGACTTTAATATAGTAAGTGCTGCTATATTAACATTTATGTTATGTCATATTACAGGATATAAACCTGGTAAAATTATTCATAATATTGGAGATATACATATTTATAAAAATCATATTGAAGAAACAAAAAAAATGTTAAAGAATATTCCTTATAATTTTCCACTTGTACATATTAATGATCCAGATAATCAAATTAAAAATATTACTGATTTTAAATATGAACATTTTAAAATTTTATTATATAATAGTTATAATAAATATAATTTTACAATGGCTGTTTAATTATAAATTATTCATGTATATGTAAATTAATATTATAATTATGAAAAAATGGATAATTCATATATGATAAAATTTTTTTATATTTATAATTAAATCTTTTAAATTTATTTATTTTTTTATACTTTTTTTTTATATAAATATCCTTTAATAAATAATTAGATTGATAATCAATTTGTTGTAATATATTATTTCTTGCACTTAAAATTAAATTATTAATGATTACAGTTTTATTATTTAAATATTTTTTTTGATAATCCATTAATACTATATTTTGATGTTATTATATTTAATACTATATTTAATTTAATACTATATTTAATTTAATACTATATTTAATTTAATACTATATTTAATTTAATATTATAAAAAAATAATAATTATTAAGTAATTTTTGTTCTACAATTTGGACATAATAAACTTTTATTTAACCATTCAAATAAACATTTTTTATGATAATAATGATTACATTTTTTAACTATTATAATATTTTTATTTAAATTAGTAATATTAGTATTATTACTATTATTAGTATTATTACTATTATTTTTACTTGCTAAATTTTCTAAACAAATACTACAAACTCCATGAGTATTATTTATATATTCTATAATTTGATTTGGTAAATTATTATTATGAATATATTTAACATAATAATTAATATGATATTTTTCTAAAAATTTTGGATATATTTCTTGAATATTATTTAATTCTAATGGAAAATGATATATATTAGTTTTATAACATTTTAATATTTTTAATTTTTTATATGTTATATGTATATTTTTAATTAATGTTTTACTAATATCTAAATATATTAAATTAGTATAAAAATTAGATAATTCTTTAATTTTATTATAAGATATATTTAAATGTTTTAGATTTACAAATCTATATGATAAATATTTTATATTATTATTACTACAATTTAAATAATATAACTTATAATAATTATTAGGTATATAATAAATATTATTATTATTACATTCTAATGTTATTAAATCATGATAAATAGGAGGTAAAATTGTTATATTGCAATTACCACATTTTAATATAGATAATTTTTTATATTTATATGATAATTTATATATTTTAGAATTACTACAATCTAAATATGTTAAATTATATAATAAATTTGGTAATATTTGTAAATTAGTATTTTTACAAATTAATTTTTCTAATTTTGTATATTGAATTGGTATTTTTTTAATATTTTTACAATTAGTTATATTTAAATATTTTAATTTACTAAATGTTTGTGGTAAATTTTCTATTTTAGTATTTGAACAATTTATATATTTTAAATTAATTAAATATTTAGGTATTCTTTTAATTTTATTACATGATTTACAATCTAATATTTCTAAATTTATATTATAATCATTATTACAAATTATACACATATTATAAATATAGATAAAATAATATGTTAAAATTATAATTAGTTAATTTATTTACATATACTATTTTAATAATTATTAAATAAAAATATTTTTATTTTTTTCCATTATTTCTCTATAATACTTGTTTAAATCTTTTCATTATTTCTCTATAATACTTGTTTATTTTTTTTCATCTTTTCTCCATAATACTTGTCTAAAATTTTCCATCATTTCATCTGTTATTTTTTTTGATTTAAAATCATTTAAAGTTTTGCCATTTAATCTAGACCATATATAATATAAACTATAACTTCCACAATTAGCAGTATCACTTCTTTGATGTTCTATATCTGTAACTTGTATAAATTTAGTGTCTCTTATTTCTCTAGATAAATCATCTGCTAAATTTAAAAAGAATTTAAGAAATTCTTCTCTTTCTTTAATATGAGTTCCTTTAGTTAAAGGATATCCAGATGAATTAAAATATTCTATAGTAATGGGCGTTTTAGTAAAATCAATAAAGATTGTAAACCAATGTATACCATTATTTTTTGATAAATCTGTATTACATACAATACCATAATATTTTAAATCTTTATTATAATTAAGTTTAGTAGGATTTTTTAATTCATTTATAAAATCAATATCTTTTACATTATATATTTTATTACCATTTAATATAATATCTTTATTATGAGGATCAAACATTTCTAAATCAATCATATGAATATTTGAATAATAATATCCTGGATATTTAATTTGTAATTGAAATTGAACATTATCTATTTCTGTATTATTTAACCAGTAATTACCATCTAATCTTTTAGCTGGAATTTTATAATATTTAACTATTTGTTTTTCAATAGCTTCTCCTAATTTATTATTTTGATTATCATTTTTAATTTTTTTTAATGCACATAATTCTTTTTGTTGAAGTGTAGCATCTTTTGGACAATCTGTTTTATTAGCTAAATGTTCAATAATATCATTTTTATTTTTAATTATTTTATCTGGTATTAAGTTTTCTGATAATACTTTTAAAGTTTCATTAGGTAAACAATTAGATTTATTTTGATTTAAAGAACAAAGAGATGACATGATAAATTTTATTTTAGTATATATATTATATAATAGATTAAATAATTACTATAATATTTATAATAATAATAATATATTTATATTAGAATAAAGCAATTAAATATGAGTGGCAATATTGAAGAAAATATAAATGATAATATTGAAGAAAATACTACAAATACTTCAAATATTAAATTAAATAAAAATAATACAAATTTTCCAAATGAATTATTTAATTTATTAAAGAATTTGTATAATAATAATACCGAAATTATACAAAAATCATTATTTGATTATCAAAGGTATATATATAATTATTTAGTTAATACAGATGCAAGAGGTATATTATTATATCATTCTGTTGGAAGTGGTAAAACATTAACTTCTATTTCTATTGCTGAAGAATTTAGAAATTTGGGAAAAGATTTAATAATAATATCTTCTAAATCTTTACAAGCTAATTATAAAAAAGAAATAAAGAAATATAATGAAATGATAAATTCAAATTTATCAGATGAAGAAATTGACTCTATTATAAATCAATATAAATTTGTTACAAGCAATTCCAAAAATATGATATCATCATTAGATGATAAATTATTTAATATATTAAATAAATATAAAGATAATAAAATTAGTTTAGAAAATAAAGTTATTATAATAGATGAAGCTCATAATTTATTTAATTCTATTGTAAATGGATCTAAAATAGCTAATGAATTTTATGATTTAATTATGAATACAAAAAATATTAAACTATTATTTTTAACAGGTACTCCTATAATTAATAATCCTTTTGAAATAGCTGTTGCATTTAATATGTTATATGGTAAAATACAAAGTCATGAAATAGTTAAGGATAAAAAAAATAAACCATATTATACAATTTTACCTGAATATTATACAGATTTTCAAAAATATTTTATAGATATATCTAATAATACAATAAAAAATGAAAATAAATTTCAAAATAGAATTTTTGGTTTAGTTTCTTATTATGGTGATATGTATACTGAATTAATAGATACTATAACAAATGATATAAAAAAAAATAAAAGTAAAGAATATTATCCTGATAGATTACCTATTAAAATAGAAATAATAGAAATGTCATTAATCCAAAATGTAGAATATGCTAAAGCTAGAGATATAGAAAAAAAAGAAAATACAAGATTTGGTGGATTTAATATTTCTAATAGTCAATATGAAAATATATATGCATTAGGTGGTTCTATAGTTAAAGAAAAAAATCAAATATCAACAAGTTATAGAATTAAATCTCGACAATTATCTAATATATATATACCATCTACTCAAGATTTAACATTATATAATTTTGAAAAATATAGTCCTAAAATTGTACAAATATTTAATAATATTAAAAATAACCATAAAAATCAAATTTCATTAGTTTATAGTAATTTTATTGAATCAGGATTAATACCATTTTCAAAATATTTAGAATTAAATGGATATAGTGATTATAATAATGATAATGGTAATAATAAATTAAAATATGCAATTTTTTCAGGCCAACAAACAGCAGAAGAAAGAGAAAATATTATTAAAATTGTAAATTCATCCGATAATATTAAAGGTGAAAATATAACTATATTATTAATTTCTAAATCAGGAGCTGAAGGATTAGATTTAAAAAATGTTAGATCTGTACATATTATGGAGCCTTATTGGAATTATAGTTTAATAGAACAAATTATTGCTCGTGCAGTTAGATATAAATCACATGAATTATTAAAAAAGGAAGATCAAAATGTACAAACATATATATATTTATCGGATTATAATAAAGAATATCTTAAAAAAGAAAAAGAAAAAATAAAAGAATCTATTAATATACATAAACAAAAAGCTAAAACTAAAATTCAAAATAAAATAGAATATACTACTGATATTAATATATTTAAAAATGCAATAAAAAATCAAGATTTAATTCAAAAATTTTTAAAATCAATAGCATCTACATCAATTGAATGTCAATTTTTAAATAAAAATAATATTAATTATTCATGTTTTAGCTGTCTTAATAATAATAAACAATTATATTATCCAGATATTCATAAAGACATGCTATTATCAAATAATTGTATTAAATCTTCTAAAATTAAAGCAGAAGAAATAATAATTAATGGTGAAAAATATTATTATAGTATTATAGATGATATTATTAAATTATATAAATATGATAAAATATTAAATGGATATAAACAAATAAATGATGAAATAATTATTAAAAAAATTAAAACTAATTTAAAAAAATAAAAGATTAAATTAATATAAAAATGTTAGAATTAGTACAAAATTCTATAAATAGTGAATATATAATTATTAATATTAAATTAGAATTTAATGATTTAGAACCTATTAATTATAAAAAAATATATTATAATATAATATGTGAATGGATTAAATGTATTCTAGATAAATATAATAAAATATATAATTGGACTTTTTATATTAATAATTTAAATTATAAAATAATAAGAGTTTTTTTATTAATAGATAAATATAATTATCCTAATATGGATGATAATAATTTAATATATACTACAAATGCATTTGAATTTTATAATAAAAATGATATTAATATTTTAGAACTATGTAAAAATTTTAATATTGAGGATTTAAATATTATTATATTAAAAGAATTTGAAATTATAAAAAATAATTTAGATTCAACTAAAAGTATATGTAGTTCTATAGAATCAAATAATTCATCAGAAATAAATATTCCAATTAATTATGTAATGGAAAATCATTTTAATTATAATAATAAAGAAGTAAGGAATTATAATAAAGTAAATAATATAGATGATATAAATAATTTAGATGAAGTAAATGAATTTGAAGAAGTAAATGAATTTGAAGAAATTAATATAAAATCAAATAATTTAACAAATTCTAATGAAAATTTAATTAAAAAAAAAATAATTCCAGTTCCAAAAATAGAAAATATACATAGTATAGGAGTTTCAGGAGTAAATAAAAATACTTTTATATATGAATTAAAAAAAATAAATGTATTGAAGCATAGTGATATTTATTATAATAAACATCATAATATATATAATAATCAATTATTTAAAAAAATTAAAGAAAATAATAAATATTATTGGATATTATATGATAATTATATAGATGAAATAAATTTTATAGACTCCAATTATAATTATAATTGTAATAGTTCAACTCATAGTAAAGATTATAATATTTTTTATGATAGTAATTTAAATTTTAAATTAAATACGATTTTATCTATTATAGATAATAAACATAATAATCATAAATATAAAAATAATAAACCTATAAATAATAGTTTTAATTTATTTTAATAAAAATGAGTACTAATAAACTTATAAATAAATTTATAAATAATATTAATTCTAGATATTTTATTATTAATATTAAAGTATTAGAATTAGATTATAAATTTACATTCAAAAAAATCAATGATTTATTAATAGATTGGATTGAAGAATCATTAATTAAAAAATATAATAAAAAATTAAATTGGAATATTGGTATTATTTATCCAACAGAATTTTATTTAACCACTAATAATTTACAAAATAATTATAATAAAATACATTTATTAGAAAATAAAGTTATTAAAATTTTAATATATATTGATAATAAAATTTATCCATCATTTGATAAAAATTCATTACTATATACTAATAAATATGATATAAATGATATAGAATTAGAAATTAATAATATGAATGAATTTGGAATAGAAATTCCAAATAGAACAATAAATTTAAATGATATTATAATTAATATAGTTTATTTAAAAGAATGTTTTAATATACAAAGTGATTTGTTTATAAATAATAATTCTAATTTTATAGATAGTATAAGTATTTCAGGAGTTAATAAAAATATATTATTACATGAATTAGATTTATTAAAATTAGGAAATAAATTTATAAATTCGAATTATATTAATGATTTTATTTATTTAAAAAATATTCAAACTCTTGGATTTAATAAATTAATAAATAGTTATGAATCTTTTAATAATTTTTATGATAATTTAATATATAATAGTTAAAAATATTTATTAAATATTTTTATGATAATTATTATTATTATTATTATTATTTTTATTTAATTTTTTTCCCAATAGAAATAAAAATATTTAATATTTGATAATTTTTTACGTTCTTCTAATTCTTTTTTAATCAATTCATATTTAATTAAATTACATAATATATTTTTTCTAATTTTAATATTATCTAAATTTATTTTTAATAATTTACATATTTTAACTAAATCACTTTTATCTTTATTTAAACAATTTAAGCCGCTAGCTACAGATCTTAAATCTTTAACTTTTTTATTATCTATATTAGGTTCTCTTAATTTAAATATAATATCAAAACCAATGTTTGTTTTTTCTAAATAACCAATTATTATATTATTTTCTTTATACTTAAAATTTATTTTATTATAATCTAATTTATTAAACCAATATTTAGATGGGTGATAAAATTTAATTTTTTCATCAAATATATGACCTATAGGTAATAAATAATCAAATATTTTTAATTTTTTATTTTTTTTTAATAAATAATTATTAGTTTCACTAACTGCTTTATTATAAAAATTAAAATATATAGGATTAAATTCATTATCTTCTTCATTTTTATTAATACTTTCTGATTCTGAAGTCAATGAATTGACTAATGTATTATAATTATAATTATCTTTTAAATCACTAGATATAGTAAAATTCATTAGATTAGTAGGAATAATATATTTACCATATATTTCTTCTAAATCTTTATCTAATTTATTTGCAAATATTATTATGTTAAATTTATTATAAAAATATAATACTTTAATATATAAATCATGATTTACATCAGGTTGATAATTAATATTAGTATATAAATTAAATAAGTATTCAATAATTTCTTCTATAAATTGTAAATGAAATTTATAATCAAATTCAGAAATAATATTAAATAATTTATCTATTTTAATATTTTTATATTTATTAATAAAATATTTTTTTATATTATCATAATTATTAATTTCTAAATCTTCATCTAATATTTTATCTAAATTTATTTTTTGTTCTGAAATATAATTAGGTTTAGTATACAATACTTCATAATCTAAATTATTAGCAATATTTTTATTATTTTGATTATTAATATTATTTATATTATCTAAATTATATGGTATTAACATATAATATTCATCTATATAATATATAACATTAATATTATTATTCATATCTATTATATATTTTTCATTAGGATTATACAAATTATCAATTAATAATGTGGATAATTGATTATTTAAATCATTATCTTTTCCATAAATATAATTAATATTATTTTTATCAAATACTAAAAAATCTAATGCTACTATAATAGAATATTCTGATATATATTGAGTATCTTTATTGGTTTTAAAATATGGATTTCTAATATATTTAATTAAATCATTATATTTCCATACTGATGAATATTCTATAAATAATCTTTTTATTAAATATTTACAATAATTAATTTCTTCTTGATAATAATAACTTTGAAAAGTAGACATATTAATTTTATTATAATCAACCTTAATTAATTTATTTTTAGGCATTTTTTCTAAATAATATAAATCATTACTATTTAAATTACTATTTAAATTACTATGTAAATTACTATTTAAATTACTATGTGATTTTTCATAATAATAATCAGGAAAATTTATATTATAATTAATATTTCTATCTATAGCATTTTCTACAAAAATATTATTTATTTTTTGAATAATTTGATAAATATGCAATTTATATTTATATTTCATTTCTTCATAACTATAAATATATTGTTTAGATTTTTTTTGAATATAATCAGGGATAGTTGAAACTAATATATAAATATTAACTTTTCGATTTTCTATAGGTAAATTAATATGTGAATTTTTTCTTATAGCCCTACCAAAAATTTGAATTAGTGTTGAAATATTATCAGGTTGATGTAAAATAAGTAAATTTTGTACTTCTTTTAAATTATAAGATTCTTTAATTGCTTTAGAACCTAAAATTATTCTAATTTCTTCACCATTAATATTATTACTTAAATTAAAATTATCAAGTTCTTTATCAATTATATTTTTATTAATCATACTATTAATAGTAATAAATCGTATTGCTTGAAATTCATGATTAAGATTTTTTTTATCATGTTCTTCTTTAGTTTTATAACAAATATTACATTTAGAAAATTTAGTTGGTGTTTCTGTAAAATCTAAAATACCATTAATTTTTAATATTTCAGAAATTAAATTAATACCAGACACTTGTACAAAATTATGATAAATAAATATTTTTCCTTTTTTATTAATAATAATATCTTGTATAATATTTAACATTTGAAAATATTTATTAGAATATTTTTTTAAATTATTATCTAATAAAATATTTCCTGTAATTGTATTCTTTAATAATTTATTTTTTGTAATTAATTGTATATCATATTTTTCTTTCCATTCAATAGAAGCATTATTGATTTCTTTAATTATATCATTTTTTAAATACAATCCAATTTTATTATTAGGATTTGGGAAAATAATATCATTTAAATATCTTTTATCTAATTCTAAATTTATTGGAAATTTAATTAAACCATCTACTATTGATTTTAATTCTTCACTATCTACTGAAGTTATTATATCTTCAATATTAGTTTCTTGAGAATTTATATTTTCTATTATATCTTTTTCATTTATATTATTATTTTTTTTATTATATATATTTGATTCATATTCATATGTTTTAAAATGTAAATCACTCATTGGACATTTAATAAACTTTAAATATGGTATATTTTTAATATAATCTCCATGTATCTCTTTAGATGGGTAAGATTCTATATCCATATCCTTTAAAAATGATACTTTGCCTTTAATATATTTTTTAATTAAATCATATCCCTGTTTTTTAATAGAATTATCTTTATTAAATATATCATTTTTATTAATTTCTAAATTAGCATTTAATAATTTAAGTAAACTAATTATTTCAATTGGTTTATTATTAATAGGAGTTGCCGATAAAAATAGTACTCGAACCATATTATTTTCTTTATAGTAATTTAATATAATACTTAAACATAATCCCCAATTATTTGTGTCAATAGAATTATATACATTATGAATTTCATCGCAAATTATTAATGACTTTTGAAATTTTTCTAAAAAATCAATATTTAATTTAATTATATCATGTTCTATTAAATAATTTAATTCTTTTTCTGTTTTAATATTTCCTAATTGAATATCATAATCTAATTGATTTTTTATAATTAATCTATTAACTAGTTCTTTATATCCAATAAATTCAAAAAATCCATTACCTCTTTTAGATTTCAATCTAGAACTATATCTAGTTTTTAATTCTTTTAATTTTGCAATATCTTTTTCATAATTATATTTTAATATATCTTTTTTTATTTGATCTAATTCTAATATTTCTTTTTTATTTACAATACCAAATTCAGGTCTACTAAATAATTCTTTTTTAAATACAGTTTTAGTAAATCCAATAATATAAACCATTCCTAAAATCACATCAGTATCATTTAACATTTTTTCTTGTTTATAAATATTAATAAAATTTAAAGCAGTAGATAAAGATGTAATTGTTTTACCAACACCTGTTGAATGGACTAATAATAATCTATCATATTTAGTATTAGGATTAATAAAATTAGTTATAAACTTTTGATAATTATTTAATTCTAATTTATTATGTACTTTAATTAAATCATCAATATTACTAAATTTTTTATTTTTTTGATTTTTATATTCATTTTCTATAAATTCTTTTCTATTATTAATATTTTCTTCTAAATGAATATCATCTAAATTAATATATGACATTATTATTTATATTTATAATTATATTATATATTTTAATTATATATCAAAAAAAATAAAATCTTAAAATACATTATATTATATTTATCTATGATATGTAATCATACATACTTTAGTATATGTAATATATATATTTTTTATTTTTTTATTATATAATTTTTCACAATATTTTAAATATGGTATACCTTTTTTTAATTCTATTAATTTATTTAAAATATATAAATAAAAATTATAAATATTAGTAAATTTTGGTATATTAAATTTAATATTATTTAATATAAATTTTGATCTTTGAATTTTTACTTTATATGGTATTTGTCTTAATATACATTTAATACGGAATTTTAATATATTTAAATATTTATAATAATTCTGTGTTTTAATAAGAACTGTATTAGTAATCATTTTTAATGTATTTATTAAATTTCTTTATTAAATGTATTCAATTTTATATTTACCATCCTAAATAATGTAATTCATTAATATTTAATAATTTAATAAATAAATTGAAAAAATATTTTCTTTTATTTGGATATTTATTAGCTAACAGATATAATTTATATATATATGGTCTATTAGTAGTATTTAAATAATTTATTGCATTACTCATTAATAATAATCTAAATTCTAAAGGATAAAATAAAATATAATAATTATAAATCCAATTATTATGAGTAAAGCTATCATATTCAAATAACATATCTAATCTTAATTTATTATATTTATAAAATATTGAAATTTTATTTACTTTATTTACTAATATATTTTTTGATAATTGATAATATTTTTTATTAATAAAAATTTTATTTTCTATTTTTAAAAATGATAATATATTATCTATAATATATAGATCCAATTCCATTATAATATTTTATAATTTAATAAATTATTCAATTTTATAGTGTAAATACTTTAACTATGAATAATAATTATATTAATACTTTAGATTTATTATTATCTCTTAAAAATATAAATAAATATCCATATAATTTAAATATAAAACTTAAAGATAATATTATTGAAACAAAAAAAGAAATAGAACTAGAATATATTAAAAATTATATTTTAACAGATTCTGAACAAAAAAATAATATTAAAGGTGCTAATGAAATAAATGTATTAATATTTTAGTTTTAAATTTTATATTTTTTATATTTTATTTTTTTATAAATTTTATGTAAAATATATACAAAATATATACAAAATATTAAGAATTATAGACTTATATAGATTTATTTAAACTTAAGATTATCTAATTTTTTATCTAAATCATTACTTTCTTCTTCTTCTTCATATTCACTTTCTTCAACATATTCAACTTCTTCATCATCATCGATTTCTTCATCTGATTTTACAACTTTAGTTGCAACAGGTTTTGATTTACCAATCATCATTTCAAATTCTGAATCATCGAAGATATGATTACTACTAGAAATATTACTTTTATTTGATTTAACATATAAATTTCTAGAAAGTTTAGTATTTAAGTTAAAAGATTGTTTAGACATTACTACTTGCATATAAACAGTACCAGAAATTAAACTATTTACTGTAATAAATTTATGAACATTTGAATTATTCATATATTGTTTACTATCATCAATAGCTAATTGTGGTTTTTTATGTACAATATTTTCTAAATCATAAATATTTAAATCAAAGTCTTTAATATAAAATGGTTTATTATCCCTTTTATATGTTAGACCATCTAAAATTTCTAATTGCTTTTCTTCTTCAGCTGTATATCTTTTAAAATTTAAACCTAACCAAATCATTGGATTATCTAAATTAATATTAACATTTTCTTTATTTTTTGCTTTCTTTTGTAAAGGTGTTTGTGGTTTACAGTTTGGAACAATAATTACATTTGAATTATTATCATCATCATCTTCATCATCATTGATTAAACCATTTGCTTTCATTTCTTTTACCTTTTTTGTAAAAACATTACAAATTAATTCCATAGCTTCTCCAAATTTTGATTCTACATTATTAATATCATCTTTTCTTAAAGCAACCTTTAATTGTTCAAATTCTCTTTCAGTTGGTGATTTAATTTTACCTGCTACTGTTAAATTGATTAATTTAATAATTGGAACTACTTCCATACCATTATCTTTTTTAATTTTTAATTGACAATATTTAACTGTTTTTGCTTGATTTTCTTTAATAGTTGAGAAATCAATATTGATAAAATTATCTCCATGAGTATTGTATGCTTTAATAATATCTTCAGGATATAGAATTGATTGATTCATCTTAATTTGATTAATTTGATAAGAGTTTTCAATAATTTGTATTTATATATGTTATATTATGTTATCTTAAAATGCAAATTCAATTTTTTTTTATTGAGTATTTTACTATATTATAATTAATAATTGTTAATTTAAAATTGAATACTTAATAATAATAATAATATAGTAATTAATACTAATTAATAATAATATAGTAATTTTAAAATATGTATCCTATTATTAAATGTCCAACTTGTAATAATTCTTTAGGAGAATATGTTGATTTATATGAATTATTAAAAAATCATGTATATGAAGAAGAATTAAAAAAAATATATAAAAATGATTATAATCCATCACAAATAGAAATTGATAATTTAGTAAATATTAAATTACAAGATATTTTTGATTTATTAAAAATTAAAAGATATTGTTGTAGACGAATTTTAATTACAAATGTTAATTATGATTCATTATTATATTCTTCTATTAATAACTAATTATTAATAATTTATATATTTTTTTTAGATAGAATAATATAAATTATTATTAAGATCATTTTAATAAATTTAATAATTTAAATATGAATGCAATCAATGAATTTTCTAATGTAGCTAATGGCTTTTCTAGAATGGCATATGATGTTAATTCTATGGGTACTAATATGAATATGTATAATGCAATGGCTAATTTAGATCCAGTACAAAGAAAACTTGCAAATGATAGAGTTTTTTGTACTAACAAGTTTTATTGGTATCAATTAAAAACAACATTTTTTATGAATATATTACCATTTATAGTTATGTTTTTAATGGCATTTATGAGTCAATATATTAAAATACATGGTGGTATATTTCTTTTGATTATATTATGGATAATATTTGGTGCTATTTATACAATATATTTACGAGCATGGAAATGGAATGTTGTACAATATAATATAAATACATCATTTGATATTAATCCAAATAATTGTGGATTTGAAAAATAAAAAAAAATTTAATACTTTAATAATACTTTAATAATATTTTTTTTATTTTTTTATTTATAAGTATGATTTATAAGTATGATTTATAAGTATGATTTATAAGTATGATTTAAGTTCATCGCGTTGTTCAGCACTTAATCCACCAACAAAATCTTCTAAACTAAATTCAATACCACCACAACTACTTTTTTTAATTTCATCACGTAAACTACCACCACATATATATAATGTATTTTTTGCTGAATTACCAGCACCACTAATAGAATTTTTAATTTTTTGTATAATTTCATCATTATATGGAGTATATAAAAATGCATTAGATTTAATAAATTGAGTAATTACTTTATGAATTTCACTTTGTAATAAATTAGATTTAGGAATATTATCAAATAATACTAAACTTTTTTTTGGGTTATCCCAATCAACTAAATTTAATGTCATTATTGCATCATCCTCTAATTCTTTCATATCAGAAAATCGAAATCGTAATTCATCATCTAATAATTTATGATAATTATTATTATATGATTTAACAACATCTTTAATAGTTTCTTTTAAACCAATTCCACTAATAGATTTACGTTTTTCAATAATAGCTTTTAATTCTTTATTATCATAATTATTAGAAGAAATTAATTCTTTAATTAATTCTACACTTTTAATAGGTAATTTATATTTTTTATTAGCCCATTGACTAAATAGACTATCTGGAATATGTTTGTTATTTGTTTTAGCAGTTGGTTGAACTATTATATACCAACTAACTACTAAGTTTGGATCTAATAATTTATGTACGTGTTCAAATACTTTTTTATCTTTTTCTTTTACAAATAATAATAATGAATTTAAAGTATATGCAAATTTTTTACTTTCTTCATTAGAAGTATAATCATTAATTAATTCATTAGTAATTTCAACTCTTGAAGCTAATTCTTTTCCTCCTTTCGCACTTTTAGATTCTTTTTTAGATTTCAAATCTGAATTTACTTCATTGCCTTCTTTTGGGAATTCATTATTTAATAAATCTAAAATATTAAATTTAGCTTCATTTTTCCATTTATTAAATTTAGATGATTTTTCAGCTTTAATATTACTTACTGCTCTACCATTAAATGTAGTAAAATTACCATCTTTACCTAATGTAATATATTCTCCAACTAAGAATAAACTTTTTAATTTAGTTAAAGCACTATCTGAATTACCTTTATTAATATCATCATCTAATTCATTTACTAATTTTTCATTTGGATTTAAAAATGTTTTTTCTCCCTTTCCTTTAAATAAACCTTCTGCACATAAATCTTCTATAATAGATATTAATTTTGGATTATTATCTTTAACAAAAGAATAAATATTACAATATTGTTTAGTCATAATTATTATTATTTATTTAAAAATCTTAAATATTTTATATGTTTATATTATATAAAATTATAATTTTTATTATTAATTAATAAATATTAATAATTAATTATATAATATATTTAATTAATTTTTTTATTAAAAAATATAATATATATTTTTTGTATTAATTATTTCAAATAAATAAAATAAAATTTATTTTTTAATTATTTTAATATATTTTTTAAAACTAATATCTAAATATAAAAAAATAGTAAATTATAAAATTTAGTAAAAATAAAAAATAAATTAATTATTTTTTTTTTAGAATTAATAATTAAAATTATTATATTTATTATTTATATATTACTTAGAGATTATATAAACAATTAAAAAATAAATTTTATTTAATACAATGTTTGGCAATATTGAAGCTATTAGTTCTATTGAGGGTCAAAATGAAAAAATTGCAGGTATTTTAACAGAATTATCAACTATTTTTGATGGTGGATTTAATCCAAATACTGAAATAAGAGGTAGTGCAGAAACTGGATTTTCAATTGAAGGTGGTGGAACTTTTGTATCTGACGGTGGTGTACATACAGGTCTTGCTGAAAAATTAGATAAAATTTATGCTTCTAGTGAAAATACATTTGGTTCTTCTGATATTAGTGGAGCAGGAAAAAGTGCATCTAAAGAAGTTAAAGTCTTAAAATCAATGAATAAAGGATTATCTATGGCAAATTCGGAATATGTTAATTTAAGTAATTTAGTACAACAAAAAATTCAAAATTTAGATTCTTTAAAAGAAATGTTAAAAAAAGGATTTAATAAATTATATGAAGTATGTAGTAATGATTCTACAGAATCCATTCATAAAGGATCTATTAAACAAGTCGAAGACAAAGTTTTTGAAGAATTTGATCGCCAATTAGGTATTTTACAAAATATTTTAAAAGTAAATATTAAACCTACACAAAAAGATTTATTAGATTTATTAAAAAAAAATAGTGATTTTACTACTTTAGCAGAAACATTAGGTGTATCATATGGCGATGAAACTGCTAGTGATCGTTTAGCTTTAGTATTTACTAATATGTCAGATGTTAATATTTTAGCAAATAAAGTTAAAGAAGCTTTAGCAAATTTAAAAATTTCTATAAATGAATATAAAAATATTAAAAATTCTGAACAATTATATAATGAATTATATAAGGTATTTGAAAAATTTAATAAAAAAAATCTTAATATAGATTTAGCTAAAATGTTAGAAGCTATGAATGTCTTAAAAAATTCTCAAGGTTCTCATGATGATATAGTAAAAGCTTTAGGAAATATTAAAGCTTCATATGAAGATAACAAATCTAGTAGTTCAAGCAGTTCTAGTAGTTCATCAGAAAGTGAAGAAGAAGAAGAAGAACAAGTAGGACAAGGTGAAATTGAAGGTGGCGCTTATGAAAAAGAAATTGGTCGTCAAAGAAAATCACGACTTAAATCTAATTTATCTAAACGTATTACAACATATGAAAAAACTATGAAAGAATTATATAAATCTTTTATGAATCAAGTTAATAGAAATTTTAAAGATTTATCTGTTTTAATTAATTTATTAACTACTAAAATTGGATCTGAAGTTGCATATGATGAAGATTTACGTGATTTTATTAATATGTTTAAAGGTTTTAATGAAGATATAGATAATGAAAAAATATTTTATTCTTTAATTAATTTAGATTCTACTGTTGCTGGTAAAGAATTAAAAAATAGATTTAATGATACATTAGATAAAATTATTACTGCTAGTTCTAAACTAAATAATTATAAAGTATTTAATGATATTACAGCTCAATTAAAACATTTAAAAGAAACTATTGATACTATGTCTGATACAGTATTTAATTTAAAAAAATCAGAATCAGAAAAAAAAGGTTCTAGTGATTTTATGTGGACTGATAAATTAGTAGAACAATCTTTTTCTATGAATAATATTAAATTAATTAAAGATAGTATTAAAAAATTATCATTTTATGGAAAAGTATCTACAATTAAAGAAAATTTAAATAGAATGAATAAAGAACAAAAATTATATCAAGAAGATTATGATAAATTAGTTGGTAAATCTATTGGTTTAAAATTAACAGAATTAAAAAAAGAATATGTTGAAAATGTTGATCGATTAAATGATAAATTACGTGGACGTGGTAGATTACTTGATGAACATAATAAAAAATTTGGTCCTAGTGATCCAAAACATTTACCTAGAGGATTAGTCGAAACTATTTATAAATTACAATATGAGGCTAAAGAAGGTTTATATAAATCATTAGAAGCAATTGATTTATATTTAATGCATTTTACTGAAAATTTATCAGCACATCCTGAAGCTGTTATGGATTTAAATCAAATGTTAGAACAAACTGATATTATTGCAAAATGGTTTACACAAAAATCAGTTGATAATTTAGTTGATTTATTAGATTCTAATGTTCTTAGTCTAAAACCAGATGGAACTCCAGTAAATGATACTTTATTTCCAGCAGGTTCTCTTTTTCCAACATTAAATATTCCTCCACTTTTACAAAATAATCCAGTTATTCAAAATAAAATTAAAGAAGCATTTGAAAAAACTAAAAAATGTATTGATTCAATTTCTGTATTAAAAAATATATTATCAATGTTTATTCATTTAGGTGAAAAATATGGTTCTATTAATTTAACTGATAAATTACATATATCACCAAATATGATTTATAAATACTTAATTAAATATATTTGGGTTAGTGCATTTACAATGGGATATGAAACGGCAGGTGGTGATAAAGATTCTACAGATGCAATTAAAGGAGATATGAGTAAAGGACCTTATGAATTAGAAAAAGGTAATTTTGAATCCTTTTTCGATGTATTATTTACTACTATTGTTTTACCATTAGATATTTATCGAAAAGTAGAAGATACAATTTTACCACAAATTAATGATATGTTGACATCATCGACTATGTCTCCTGATGATTATAATCAAATAGCAAGTTTAAAAAATAGACTTAAAAAAGATATTTTTATTATTGATGATAGATATTTTATATTAGCTATTAAAGCAATGGTTGGTAAAATTTTTACAGTTGTTGATACACATACATTATTACATACACCTGATACTTTATCTAATATTATGCGTAATCCAGTTAGAATGATTATTGGTGCAGGTGCTGATCCAGAAGTTATTCCAGAAGCAATTGAATTATATATAAGATTACCATTATTAGTTGAATTTTATAAATTTATTTTTAATGATGGTAATAAAAAATATAAAAATAATGTTGGTAAAGATAGTGAAATTGAAGAAATTGCATATATTCCTGAACTTGGAACTGTATGGAGTGGTTTAATTCAATGTATTTTTGATGAATCTAAATATATTAAGGATGGTATTTATAGTATTAATAATATGAAAGATATTGTAAGTGAGGTAAATAAAATATATAATAATTATAAATCAACATCGAAAGATAAATTAGTTAAAACTGTAGTTTTAGATTTAATTGCTGAAATTAATAGACGTTATGGTATTCTTAAACAAAAAGATATTGCTGAATTTTATCAAATTAAGAAAAAATATATTAAAAATGTTGTAGATTCTAAATTTGAAGATAATGTTAATTTTGATATTTTAGATGAAAATAATGAATATGAAAGAGCAGGACCAAGTAGTCAATATGTTGAAAGCACTTTTAATAAATATTCAGATGAATCATTAGTTTTTACTGATATTAAATTAGTACAAGATTTCCGTAATAATATTTATAATATTTTATTTGGAGATGAAACTTTAACTAAAGATTTATCTACTAAATCATTTAATGAAAAAATTAAATATTATAAAAAACAAATTCAATCTACCGAATCTAAAGAACAAAAGTTTGAATTAATAGCATCTGCTATTGATCAATCAAGTAATATTAATGCATATAATGTTGATGTTTATTTACTATTTCATGAATTAGTAATGAATCCTATTCATTTATTAGAAGAATTAGAAATTAAATTAATAGAATTTACTATTTATTTTAAAGAAATTAAAACTAATAAAGTTTCTAAATTATTCTTATTATCAGAATTATATAAATATTTCCATGATAGTAATTTAGTAAAGGTAAAAATGATTTCTAATAAAAAATTTATTATAGATTATAGTAATTTACAAACTATTGTAGAATCATCTATTGAAAATATTAAATATATGATTTCTAAATTTAGAAATTTAATTTGTAAAGAATTAATTGTAGATTATGAAAATAAAATATTTAAAATAGAAAATTTATTATTAAATATTATTATTAAAAATGATGCATCTAGCGAAAGTTATGATGAAGGATCTACATTAGAATATTTAAATATTGAAAATGACAAATATTTTAATGATATTAGTATTACATATGGAGTTGATGAATTATATAAACATATTGTATTTGGTTCTGATCAAACTAAATTATTAGCTAATAGATCAAGTCAATTATTAATTGATATTAATCAACAATATAATCCTGCTGGTAGATCATGGGCTCCTAAAAATATGTCTTATTATGACTATTTAATACCCGAAAATAATATTCAAAATAATGGATCATTTATTGGTAAATCTATTTTACAAAAATTTAATATGTTAATTATGGCTTATTTAGATCAATTTTATAATACATCAACTAAAAAAATATATACTGGATTAATAAATGAATTTGGTAATAAAGCTATGAGTGCTTATATATTTGAACAAGGGGGTATTCCAGATATATTCCCAACAGCAGCAGGACTTCCAAATTCTCCATTAATTAATGATCCTATAATTGAAAATTCTACTGTTTTAAGTATGACCTTAGTCACTGTTTTAAGAACATTATTAACAAGAACATTAAATGTACAATTGCCAGTTAAATATCATTTATTAGATAATATTAATGATGTTTCATCAGTTCAAATTGAAAAATATAAAGCATATTTACCTGTTTTTATTAACTATTTTGAACATTTAATTCAAGAATGTATTGTATATAAAAAAATATTAGATAATCCTAATTTCAAACCAACTAAATCAATACCAGTACCAGCATCCCCTAATGGAATTTTTACTAATCCTGCAAATTATAATTTAACTGATGATTTTGGTGCAACTATTCAATATTTATGTAAATTAAATGATGGTTCTGATTCATTTGATGGTTATAAAAATTATTTCCATGAACTATTAAATAATATTTTAAATGGTTCTAGAGCATTAATTAATGATGCAACTAATGTATTAAATGAATTAAATTATACTTCTCAATTTGGAAATATTAGAGAAAATTTTATTAAAAACTTTTATAATAATAATTTACAATTACCATATTTACCACATTCTTTATTATCACCAATTGTGCAAAATGGTAGTTATACTTCTAATTTATTACCAATTCACTCTATTAATTCAGATATGAATAAATATATATATGGAACAAATTATGTAATTAATAATTTAAATAAAGATAAAGAAGAAGATGTTAATAATTATTTATGGCTTAAAGAACAATTAAAAATATATAATCAAGGAGTTTTATCTACTAATAATATTGATACTAAAAAAGTAAATCAATTTTTAACATATAATAATGCTTTAATTAATAATAGTTATATTTCATTACATATTCATACTAATTTATATTATTCTCCTTTAACAACAACTATTTCACCTAGTACAACTATGACTTCTGCAACATTATTCCCACCAGGTACTTTAGGACCTGCACCTAGTTTAGGAGTTGCATCTAGATCAGCTAAAAGAGATGCTATATTAGCAGAACGTAAAGTTAGATTTGCTCCAGGGGTATCTGGTACTAATGAAATTTCTGGAGGTTATTATTTCTTATATGAGGTTTCAAATACAAATGAATTAATAAATATTATTGAAAATCAATTAAATGAAAATAAAAAACATAGTATTGTTGATAAAATATTAGGTACTACATGTACTAAAGATCCAACATTAAGAGAATATAATTTAGATAGACAAAAAGCAATTATATTAAATGTCATTGATTTAAATGTTAATCCTATTAATGTACATGCATTAATGAGAGAAGTTCCTTTAGTAAATATATATAACTATGCTTTTACATTTGATAATATTGTAAAATCTTTTATTTATAATGTTAATCCAGATGATTTATATACTTCACCAAGTACTTGGCCATTACCAACAGATATTAATGAAATAAACAAAATGAGATTAAGTTGTTTATTACAAGATCCATATTTTATTGATTATAAAGGAGGTGATCCTGCTTTAAGTTCTGATGCTACTACTACTCAATTATTTAAAAATGCATTAGAACTTGATTATCAACCTACTAAATATGAATCTAATAAGCCTAATTTATATTTATCAAAACCAAAATATACAACTAATTTATTTGAACAATTAAATAAATCAGCTGCTCCACCAGCATCTATTCCAGGGGCTACTTTATATCATAATAATAAATTTTTACGTAATATATTATTCTTAGTAAATTTACAAAGAGTAATTAGATTAAAAGTAAAGAATGCTGTATATAAAATTAATACAAATGTTGTTTCTGATGCAAATGTTCTTAATATGCGTATTACAGAACATCCAGTTGCTTCTGATACATCAATACAATCTGATGAATTTGAAATTACTGATTTATTCTAAAAAAATATAAATAACAAAAAAAATATTAATATTTAACTTATTTTTTTTTATATTATATACTTTAAATATGTTTTTTAAAATTCATTGTTATATTATAGATATTAAAAATAATGAGTTAATTATATCTATAATAGATAAAGATGAATTAAATAAATTTCATAAAAATTTAATTAAATTATATAAAAATCCAAATGATTTTGATTTTAATCAAGATATTTTTAAAATTAAATATAATAATCAAACAAAATTTGAAATTAAATTTAATTATAATAATATAAAAGATTTAAAAGGATGTTCAGTAATAATAAGTGGATATTCAAAATATTATTGTTTTTCATATAATAATGAAATATTAGATGAAAATACTAATTTATTTAAAACAGAAAAAAAAATTAAAAAGGGATTTACATTATTGGCTAATAAGATAATAAATTAAAAATTAATAGTTTTTATAAAAGTATTTAAATCAAACTTATTATCAAATTTATTATCAATTTTATAATCTAAATCAAACTTATTATCAAATTTATTATCAATTTTATAATCTAAATCAAACTTATTATCAAATTTATTATCAATTTTATAATCTAAATCAAACTTATAATCTAAATCAAATAAAGGATCAAAATCAAAATTAATATTATTTAATATATTAAAATCTTCCAATATAATATTAGTAGTATTTTCTTCTAAAATATTAGTATTAATTACTAATTCATTTTTTAAAATATCCTTTTTATTATTATTTTTATAATAATCTAAATTGTATTTGGTAGATTTTATATTATTTAAATATAATGATACATAATGATTATTAAAATTGTCTTTATTAATTTTTAATATAGTATTAGATACAATATTAAGAATATGTGAATGATCTTTAGATATATAATAAATACTATTATTTATATTATCATAATTATCTAAAGATTTTAACTCAATTATTCTAATTTCTAATTTCCAAAATTCATTATTATAATAATAATAGTCATTATTTAATAATCCAATCATAAAATTATATATGTTAGAAATTTTAATATGTCGAACATCACTAAAACTTTCTAATTTTTCTAAATCTTTATTATATTTATGTATAATTAACATATAATGAATTGAATAATTATTTATATTTTTTTTATATAATTTATGATTTCTATTATGGCATTTACTATACATTAAATTATTAATATTATTATTTAATCTATTTGAATCTAAATGTATAATATGATTTGCTTTAATATTATCTAAATTATAAAAATATTTTAACATCATTGTTGGAAAATATAACTTTTTTTTATCATAATATACATAATTACTTATTTTTTTAGGATATGTTAATTTAGATGTATTTAAATTTAAAATAAATCCAGATTTATGTATAATATTATTATTATCTAAAAATATATAATTATTCATATTATAAGTTTGATTTAATTCCATTCTAAATATGATAATAATTAAATATTAGTAATTATTTATACTTTTATTATTAATAATTCAATTTTAATTTAATAGAAAATATTATTCATATAATTCTAATGTTTCAATATAATGATAAAATAATATATATGTATTACTATCTGATTTAAAGTTTGATTTTTGATATGAATTATCATTTAATAAAAATATATCATATAACGAATCTGTATTATTTTTATATTCATGATTTTTTCTAATTGATTTTGCTATATAATGTCCATAATTCATAGTACCAGAATGATTTATAGTAGATACTAATTTATATTTATACATATTATTTAAATTTTTATTAATAAATGTTAATTCTATTGGATATTTATAGTCATATTTTTTATTATACTTATTTAAATTAACAATAATTATAGTTGGTATTGTTATTAATCTATTTATTTTAATAGTATTACTTTCTTTACATTGTTTACATTTAAATCCTAATAATTCTGAATAATTATTTCTAATATATTTATTTAAATTATTTAAATGCTGGTCTATTTGATACTTTAAATAATTATTATTAATTTCTTCAATATCCATTTCAAATTGTATTGACTCATCTTCTTTAATTCCTATTATTTTTTTACATGATTTACAATATATATCACATTTATATTTATGTGTAAATAAACTATAAATATAAGGATCTTTAATAATATCTAATAATAATAATAATAATTCACCAGAATCTTCTTGATTATAACCAAAATGAATATTTTTATTTTTAATAATATTTAAAAATTCATTAAATAATATTAAATTACTATTTTCTAATAAATAATTAGAATATTCTTCAGTTGTTATATATTTTTTTATAATTGTTATATATATTTTAATAAAATTATTATTTATAAACTTTTGTTCATTATGTAATAAATATTCAGTTAAACTAGTACAACTAAATAAAGATTGTAATAATGAATTAAAATAACAAATTATACTATTATTATATAATCCAAATGGATATATTAAATAATTTGGTTTATATTCTATTAAAGAATTAGCCATATTTATATTATTTTAGTTAAATATAAGTTGTTATTTATAAATAATTTAATTTACTATTAAATATTAATATAATGATATAATATAATAATTAATAAATAAACAAATAATTAAAATCAATATATATTTAATAAATCATATACTATTTAATTAATAAATATTAAAATGTCAGACTTAAGAATTCAATTAGAAACACCACGTGATGATAATTATGGTTCTGTAGAATCACACAGATCACAATTAAATTGTCCTAATAAATTAGTTAAAGAATCATTATTTGAATTTTTTGGAATGTATACATTTATTGTATTATCATTAGGCAATGTTGCAATTTATTCATTATATCCAACAGCGCAATTAAATTGGACTGGAGTTTCAATTTCATGGGGATTAAATTTAATGTTTGGTATTTATATGGCTAGTTTTCAAGCACCAGCTCATTTAAATCCAGCTGTAAGCTTATGTATGTTTTTATTTGATAAAAATATTAATTTAAAACAACTAATTGCATATACCTTTGCGCAAATTATGGGAGGTTTAGTAGCAGCTGCTACTGTTTATGGTATTTATTTTAATAATCTAGGAGAACTAGATTCATATTCTGGAGTATTTACAACTTATAAAAATCCATCTATTACAGATACTAGTGCATTCTTTACAGAATTTCTTGGAACTGCTTTATTAGTTGGTGGAATTTATATGTTAATTGATAATGTTAAAACTAAAGATCATCTAGCAGTATATATTGGTGCATGGTTATCTACTTTAGTCTTTTCATTTGGTTATCAAACTGCATTTGCTTGGAATCCAGCACGGGATTTAGGTCCAAGAGTTTTAGCAGCAATCGTTGGATATAATTCATTTACTTATATGGATCATTATTGGTGGATTCCTTTAGTTGGAACTTATACTGGCGGAGTATTTGGTGCAAGTGTATATAAATTTGTAATTAAACCACAATCTAATTAATAAATATAATAAAGTAATTAAACAATTAAATTAATTAGTATAATAAATACAACTAAATTAATAAATATAATTAAATTAATAAATTTATAAAAAAAATAAAAATGGAAAATAGAAATAAATATAATTATGAATTTTTTATATTTATATTTTGTATAATATTTTTTGGATATTTGTTTTATCAATGCATAAAAAAAATAATAAAGTGCTGTAAAAAATGATAATATATATTTTTTTTTAATTTTTAATATGCAATAACTCTAAAAATTCTTCAGCTACTTTAAATGCCCAAGATTCTAATTTAATTCCTTCATAAAATCCTAAATGGCTTCCACGTTTAGTATGTACTATAATTTTATTATTACATTTTTTAGTTAAATTTTTATAATTATAAACTAATTTTTTTGGAAATGCTATGTCATCTAAAGCATTTATATATAATATAGGAATTTTAATATTTTCTAATACATAAACAGGATCATGATCTTTATAATAATCTTCTTTATTAGAATAATTACCAGCATATACATATTGATATTCATGCCATTCTTTCATTGATTTACTTTTTAATAATTTATTATAAATATTTATATTTCTTTCTTTTAATATTTTTTCATTTGGTTTTAAAAAATATTCTTTTGCCTTTTCTACAGCAAGAACTGTAGAAATATTACTAAAAGTATTTTGAGAAATTTTAAAATTATAACCAGGTGAAATTAATATAGCTCCATTTAATTTAACTAAATTTGATTTATTTCCTAAAAATCTAGCTAATAATGATGAACCCGCACTTAATCCTAATCCATATATAGGTAAATTAGGATAATTAGATTTAATATATTTTATAACTACATCTACATCTTCTGGATGACCTACAGTATTAAATTTAGAAATAGTAAGAGGTAATGTATGTCCTCTTCTAGAATAAGATATAGGTAATAAATTTAATTTTTCTGAAATATTTTTAACCTGATAGGCAGATTCTGTATAATCGCCATAGACAGTATGAAATACTAATAAAATTCCAGAAGGATTTTTATTTTTGCCATATCCTAATAATAAATTTTCATTATCTATAGTTTTAAGTATAATAATATCATATAATGATTTTGATATATATTTATTATATCTTGATAAAATCATATAAATTATATATTGTAAATAAGGATTATATGCAAAGATACACCAATAAACTTTTTTATTTATACTTTTTATATTTTTACTTAATTCTAATAAATTATTAGAAGAATAAATAATTGGCTTTTCTACTACATAATAATAATAATAAATTATATATCCTAAAAATAAAATATATATGTTTTTATTTATTAATTTAATTTTTTTTATTAAATCAAATATATTATTTGTTGAATTAATAAATATATTAAAATAATATGATAAAATATAATTAAATAATAGAAAATATTTCATTTATCTTAAAATTATATATTTTTTTTAATATATATAAAAAGATTCATTTTTAATTTAAATTATTTTTTTTTTTAGTAAATTTATATTTATAAATATATAACTAAAAATAAATTTAAAATAGCAAATTATATATTATGACATATTTAGATATATATAATATTGAAGGTGGTAATCCAACCATGGAAAAAATAAAAAAATTTATTAGTGATAATTCTGGTATATTTGCATTAATATTAGCAATTACCGTCGTAGTATTAATAGGTCTTATATATAGTGCATTAACAGCAGAAGAATGTCCTGTATGTCCTAAAGATTTTACATGCCCTGCTTGTCCAGTATGTCCTAAAGAAAAGGAATGTCCACCACCAACTGTTTGCCCACCAGCAACTGTTTGTCCTCCACCAACTGTTTGTCCACCACCTATTGGCAATAATCCACCTCCTGCTGATAATAACCCACCTCCTGCTGATAATGATGAAGACAATAATCCTCCAGGTTCAGAATTCACTAATTATGAATATTTTACTAATGATTTACCATATCAATTAAATAATACTCAAATTAAATTAAATGAAGAAGATGATTATAGTAATATTTTACAAAAAATGTCTTTAGATAATAATGTATTTAAACAACATAATCAATATGTTAATGATAGAAATAAAATAACATCTACTGCATCATTTGTACCAACTCGTACAGATAATCAAGATATAGTTACTTATTGGGGATTACCAAGACGTTCTCAAATGTTTGCTATTGATCCATCTGCTAGAGAAGTACCAAGTCAAGATCCTGAACAAGGTTCTAGTCCAGTTCGTTTAAGATGGGATTAAATAAAAAAATAAAAATAATTAAATACTTAATAATTAATAAATACGTAATAAAGACGTAATTAAATACTTAAAATTGTAATCTATCCAAATTTTTTGGTTTTTGGATATAATTAACATTAGAAAATATATTTTTATAAATATTATTATACATTCTATCATGTATTAAAATATTTTTTTTTAATGATATTAATTTAATATATCGATTATAAATATTATTTAATATATCATTATCTATATTAAAATATAAACTATCATTATTAAGATTTTCTTCAATTATATTATCATTAATTAAAGAATCTATATCTTCATTTTTTATATTACTATTACAAATATTATCTATTTTTTTATTTTCTCTAATATAAGTTGTAATATTTATAATGTTTAAATTATCAATATTAAATATCTTATCTTGTAAATTATATTGATTTAATAAATTAAGCAATTCTTCTAATTCTTTATTAAATTTATTTTGATATAAATATTTAATTTTCATATAATATGAATCATTTTTATTATTATATAAAGTTAATAATTTTGAATTAGAAAATTTACTATTATTTAATTCATTATTAATAGATTCATTTGTAGAATTTTTAGAAGAAAATGTATCTAATTTATTTTTTAATTTAATATTACTATGCTTAATTGTTTTATAAATTAATTCATCTAAATCATTATACTTATCTAAAATATTATCTATATTATCAATAATAATTTGATAAATATTAGAAGAATCATTTATTTTACATTTAGTATTTAAAATAATATTAAATTTTTTATCATAAATTTTATTTTTTTTTTCTAAATATTTATTATTAACAGTTTTATATAAATTTTTAAATATTTGCTTTCTATCAATAAAAGTATTATTAAATTGATCAACTAATTTTAATATATATTTTTTACAATTATTTAAAGTTTTATCATCATCAATAATTAATTCATTGGTATATTCATTATAAACTTTATATTCAAACTCATTTTCATATGAAATCAATCTAGCAAATTGTCCTGTTAATTGATTATCAAAATAATATTTGAGATCTATATCATAATTATATTTTTTAACTATATCTAAATATTCCATTTTATCTGCTTTAGATAATTCTATTTGTCTTCCTTTATAATCATATTTATATGGATAACGTTTAATAATTACATAATTAAATCGTTCACCTGGTGTTGGAATCATTTTATTTTCTTGTTTCATTCTTTCGACAAAATTATTTAATGTAATATTTTTCTTTTCTGGTTTCCATACACCTGATTGAATAAAATCTTCTAGATTCCATTTTTTACTAAAGATTTCTTTAATTTTATCTATTACTAATTCTTTTAAAGTTTTAGTATTATTTAAATCCATAGACTTCCACATTAAATCCATACAAATTATTTTTAATAGTTCAGAAACTCCTCTTTTTTTAACTTCAAGACCTCTAATAAATAAATCTTTTGGTTTAAAATTTGCTAATGTTTCATGTGGAATACCAAAATATTTTTTCTTTGATAAAAATGCTAATGGATATAATACTTCTTCATAACTCATTTTTAAATATCGAGTTCCATTATTTTGATATAAATACTCATTAACTTTAACTTTAATATCTTCAATTGCTTTAAAAGTTATATTAATTAATTCTGTATTATATTCTTCTTTATTAATTTGATTAGTATAATATTTTTTATCTATATCCTTATAATAACTAGAAGGGCATGATATATATAAAGAATCTGTATTATGCACAACTAATTTACCAATACCTGCTGCAAAATGATGTGATTCAGTTTCTAAATCATATACATAATCTGTAGAATACCCAATAAATTCTATATTTTGAATTTTATTATAATCTAATAATTTTTCTTTGGTTATAGTTAATTTATATACTGGATATTTTTTATTAGTAAATGTTTCTATAATTACATTAAAACCAGAAGATATTAAATATAAATAAAAATATTGTGCTTTAATTTGTGTATAACAATATATATAATTTTGTGATAAATAGTGTTTTAAAGAATAATCAATATCATACTGAAATTCATCTAATTTAATAGATTCCCATTGTAATAATTCAGTACCTTTATTACATTCAGTTGGTTTAATTTTTTCCTTTTTTGAATTTAATAAACTATGATCTTCAGTAACTACTACTACACTATTTAATGTACTAATTCTATATAATTTCTTATTAGTCTTATGTCTTATCATTTTTTTTATTTTAGTCCAACCATTTTCAGTATAAACTTCTAAATAAGTAAAAATATTTAAATTTGGTAAAATATATTCTTTTTCTCCATATTTCCAAATATAATTATTTTTCCATCCTAAATCTCTAATTTGTATTAATTTTATTTCTAATTTATTTATTCTTATTAAAATTGGAGTTTCTCCAATTACAGAATCACCATAATAAACTTTATGATCTAAAGATTCTACATATTTTTTTACTAATAATAAATTATATTGTCCTGCTGATGTAACTCCACCAGCTAAAGGTAATTGAAATAAAGGTGAATTTTTATTACCCATTTCTCCATAAAATGTATTCATAAATACTTTTAATGCTTTTTGTTTAGTATCACAATATTTTAATTTAAATAAACATTCTTTATATTCTTTATTATTAATATAATCAGTTTCATATTTTTCAATATGTTCCTTTTTATCTTTATATATAAATAATTCTTTTTTCATTTCTGCTCTTTGTTTAAATAAATCTCTTAAAATAGTTGGATATAAACCAAACATTGGATTTTCTTTATTTTCTTCATTATGTCTAACAGTCCATCCTATAATTTGTGTAGTTTTATCTTCATCTAAATAATTTTTATAATTATATTCAAATTCAATATTATGAATATTATAACCTTTATCTTTAATATTATTCTTATAATCTTTATCTATAATTAAATATTCTGGTGATAAATTATAAGCCATAATTAAAGAAGGATATAAAGAACTATAATCTAATCCACTTACTGGATATTTAATTTCATTATCTTGCAAATATGCAATATATTTAGTTAAAATATCTTTAATTGTATATTTTTCAGTATTAGACATAATTCTTATTATTTTATTATATTATGTAAATAATTTCAATTTTAAATAGATTTTCATAGAAAAAAATAAATATAATACCAATTATTATATAGAATTTCTTCTAACTAGTCGCTTTTTTAATTTTAAATATTTATTAAAATATTCTATATTATTTAAACCATCTAATTTACCTAATTCAAATAAATATTCTGAATATTTTGAACAACTAGATATAAATAACCAATGTCCAGGCAAGTCTCTCCATTTATTTATTTTTAGTTCAATTAAATTATATTCTGGATTATAATATGTTTTTCCGCCATTTATAAAATATGTTAATCCGCCATCAATATAATAATTATTTCTATAATTATAAAATATACAATTATTATAAATTGGCAAATGGCCAGAAGCTAATATACAATTAATTAAATCCTCATTACTAGTATATTCATTAATAATATGATTTTGAAATGATGGAATATGAGTTAAATTACAAGTTAATCGATTATTTGCTTTTAAATAAATATCTTCTGAAATAAAATTTAATCTAGATATTATATATTTTTTTAATGTCGGTATAAAGTTAAAAAAACTTTTTAATTTTGCAGTTTTTATTTCTTCTAATAAAGGTATATTTAATTCTACAAATTCATTATCTATATCTATATTTAAACAGCATAATAATGAAGGTATACACCCTGCAGAATATCCAGAAAATATTATATTATCATCTAATATAAAATATTTTTGTAATATTGTAGCTATACCTAATAAATAACTGTAATGACCACCAGCACCACAGAATCTAATATGAGTTTTCATTTTATATAATATATAATTAAAAATATTATAACTTAAAACTAAAATTTAATAATAATTAAAAAAATAATTATTAAATATGTTTTATAGTATTTATATTACTATATTATCAATATTTTTTTTAATATACACATCTTCATAATTATTATTAATGATTTCTTGAAGTTGATTAATTAAAGTTGTATCAAATACTTCTAATTTATCATTACAAAATTCTTTAATTGTTAATACATTATTAATTAATCCTTTTTTAGGATCTAATACTAAAGCACCTGGATATTTTCCTGTTTGTTTATCTTCTTCCTTTTCTTCTTTTTTAATTGTATTTACAAATAAATTTCTTTTAATAGCTTTTGCTATAATTAAATTTCTAACCTTTGATCCATTTGCTCTATAAAATGCATCAAATAAGCTAGTATATGATAATTTAGCAACTTCTCTTTTATCTTGAATGATATTATTTTTAAATACTAATTGATGTAATCTAAATGCATCAATATAACAATAATGTGCAACATCTGTCATACCTTTAATATCATTTCTTTCATATATTTTAAATAATTCTGGAATTGGCATATCATCTTTATTAGGTAAATGATTCATATCTAAATAAAATTTTAAAGATGATTTTTGATCTGTTGGATTTAATTGCATAAATAAAACTCTTACATCAAAAGGAATATATCCTTCCATATTAATATTTCTAATATTTTTTTGAGGAACATCTGCTGATATTTTTACATTATCTTGATTATAAAAATATTTAAAAATATTTTCATCTTTTAATTCATATGAATTTAATTTTTTAATAGACATATATTGACACAGTTGTTGTATTATTTTATAATATACACATTTATCATAAATATTAATCCAATCAAATTCAGATCCATTAAATTCCATAATATAATCTGGTTGAATTAATTGATTAATATAACCAAATGCTTTTAATATTGTAATTTCGCTATCACATATAATAGTTAAATAATCTTCATGATTATTTGCTTCTTTAGTTAATAAAGCTATATTTAAAAAAGAATTTGGATCATTTATAAATTGATAAGTAATACCTATATTAAATATTTCATCTTCTTTAACTTTACCACTTGGTAGAATTACAATATCTGGTCTTTTAGGATTAAAGTTTGATGAATATTGTTCAATATCAAAAGACATTGATATCATTTTATCTTTACGATAAGTATCAATATCTAATGATAATTCTTCAATATTATTATATATATCATAATTATTTTCATCAAATCCTGAGATATCTTCTATATTTATATTTAAGACATACTTAGATTTATAATTAGAATTTCTAGATAATGAATAATTTTTAAGTAAATTCCAACTACTTAAATTAATTTCATATGTACGAGAAACAACTCTATGATAATTATTTAAATCATTATTATAACTATCAATTTCTAATTTATTTAATAATCTAATAAAACATATTCTATGATATAATTTATTAAAATAAATTCTTATAAATTTTTGTTCATTTTCTGTGAAATACATAAATTTTTTCCCTTCTACTATTTTAATAGATTTAAAATCAATAGATTTACCCTTTAACATTTTATTTAATTTTTCATGTTTAAATAAAGTTTTAAGATAATTTATATTTTCTTTATCTGATTTAGTTATATCATAATTAATATCAACATAAGGATAAATATTATTAATAATAACTGTAGTTTTAGATCCACATTGTAAAATTCCATGAATAATTATTCTATAATTTTCAAATATTAAACTTTCATTTACATCATTAGATAAAAATAATAAATCATATTTTTTTAATAATCTATTATGAATTTTATTTATATCTTCTTTATTTAAATAATTATCTCTATTTTTAATAATTTCATCTAATTTTTTTTCATAATTATATTTATTAATATAAATTTTTTGATTATGAGACATTATAATTAATTTATTAATGAATCTATTTGTTAATTTATTCTGTAATTTATTTGTTAATTATTTAAGATTTTATTATTCAATTTTAAATTAAAATTTAGAGAAAAATATTATAAATAATATAACTTTTATTTATCACTAATTTGAATCATGGATAATCAAAATTTAAAATTAATTCAAGAATTAAATTCATTAGATTCTTCAAAAATTAAAAAATTTTCATTAGAAAACTATGAAACATTAATTAAAATTATTAAAATAATTGATGGTGATACTATTACAGCACTTTTTAAATATAAAGATGAATTTTTTAAATACAATTTTAGATTAAATAATATAGATACTGCTGAAATTCATTCAAAAAATGCAAATGTTAAACAGTTTGCTTTAGAAACTAAACAATATTTATTTAATTTAATTATTAATAAAAATCTTCAAGCCAAATTTTTAAATTTTGATAAATATGGTAGAATATTAATAGATATATATTTAGAAAATGGTGAAACAGTTTCTAATAATTTAATTAAGGGCGGATATGCAAAAAAATATAATGGTGGAACTAAAGATGAATGGGAATTATAAAATTATAGAATTATTCAATTCTTAAAAATCTATTATTTATTATAGTATTATTACTTATTGTAGTTTCATTACTCAATTTTTCATTAGGAAATATTATAGTATTATTTAATAATGGTAATGTTTGATTAAATTGAATATTTTTTTTTACTACTAATACTGTTTTACTAGCATTTGTTTTTTGTGTTATATCATATTTACCTTTTAAATAACAATAATTATTATATTTAGTAAATGCATAACATTCATTTAAAGATTCACATGATAAATAACAATTTTTTAAATCTCTTGAATAAATAATAATATTATCATTAAATTCATCATATAAATCATATTTACCATAAAAATCAGCATCATTATAAATATCATAGCTTTGAATTAGTTTTAAATAATTTTCATTATTAGATACACTATCATTAGATACACTATCATTAGATAAACTATCATCATATGTTTTTTTATTTTTTTTAGTATCATTTAAATTATTATTAATATTTTCTGAATCTATTACTTTATTAGAATCTGAATTTGGTAATTCATTATTATATTTAATACAATTATTATATTCATTAGAATCAGGATTAGCGGATTTATTATCTATAGAGTTAGATTTAATATTATTATATTTAACTAAATAATATATAAAAGCAATAGTGGAACCAACTCCATATAGTGATAAAATAATAATTATAATATTTTTGATATTCATTATATTTGATAAATTGATAAGAAAATTTAATTAGTGAATTTGAATTATTTGTATTAATTAAAAATAATTAAGTATATAAATATAAATATTTAAAATAAAAAAAAATAATTATTAATAAATTATATAAGAAATATCTATTTATTATAACTCTGTTTAAATCCAGCAGATAATTTAAATTGATTATTAATTAGATCAATTTTGTTTAATTCTTCTAATTTTAAATGTTTAGTTGAATAATATATTTTATATAAATTTAAGTTATCATAATTATTATAAATATAATTAGCACAGTGCTGACAAGGCTTAGAATTACCAATTATACCAATTTTAGATAATTTAATAATTACTAATATTTTTTTACTTTTATTAATATTTTTAGTTAACTTTTTTTTATAATGTTTATTAATTGTATTTATTTCGCTATGTAAACTAAATGGAAATTTATCACTTTTTAAATAATAATTAAATCCATAAGTAAGTATTGTTTTTTTTTTATAATCAATTAATAAACTTAAATGTTTATGTAAATATGTATTATTTTCTAAATTAAATGAAATATCATATATAATATTAGATGGTAATTGTATTTGTAAAGATTCTAATAATTCTATTAACTTAATTGTATTATTAAAATTATTTTTGGTAGAATTATTAAAACCCATTATTATTTATTATTATTTGATATTCTTTTCAATTTTAAATTAAATATTTAACAATATCTTTATAATAAATATAATAAGTATAATCATTTAAAATATCATTATGAAGTTGTTTTTAATTATTTTAATTAATTCTTTAACATTTATTAAATCTTTTCCTTTATCCCCATTTGGAGATTTAAATAAAATTTGTTCTAATAAAGATACTATTTATGAGGTAAATGGTTTTATTAGTTCACCATATTTAATTACTCCATTTAAAGATGAATTTAAAAATCCTAGTACATTAAATTATAAAAATAAATTATGTAGAGATGATAAACATTGTATTTATTCATATGAAATGGATATTGAAGAAATCCAATTAAAAGTTTTTCATAATATTATCTCAAAATGTAAATTATTATCTACATGGTTTTTATCATATAATAAACAAATTCCTGGCCCGACTATTATTATACCAACAGGACATGAATCTTTAGTTAGATTTAATAATAAAATTAGTAGAAAATATTTTAAATCAGAATTTGATCCTTGTTTACCAAATAATAAAAGGTCTGGAAGACCAATTAGTGTCCATTTACATGGTTCTGCGAGTTTAGCACCTTATGATGGTTGGGCTGAAGATGAAACTTGTTTTGGTGAAACCAAAGATTATGTTTATCCAAATTTTAGATCAGGTACTGGTTGGTATCATGATCATGCTTTACATATTACTGCACATAATGCATATTATGGTTTAGCGGGAATGTATTTTATTAGTCCTAAAAAATCAATTGGAGGTTGTGGGGAACCTTGGAATTTAGATAATATTGATGAAATGCACTTTATATTAAATGATAAATTAATTGATAATAAATGTCAATTATATATGGATCATCATAAAATTCATAAAGATGATTTTTATGGAGATATTAATACAGTATCAGGTATTCCATTTCCTAATATACGATTAGAATCAAAAACTTATCGTTTTAGAATTTTAAATGCTGCTGTATCTAGACCTTATTTATTACAAATTAGAGATTCTAAAAATCAAGAAGTTTCTTCTAAAATTTGTAGTATTATTGCATCTGATGGAGGATATAGAGATTCGCCAACTTCTTTTCCAACAACTGGATTATTAATAGGAGTTGCTGAAAGATATGAAATTGTATGTGATTTTTCTAATTATAAAAGTCAAGAATTAATATTTTATAATGATAAAAATGACAAAATGATGAAAGATGTTCCATATTTTTGTTATAGTCATCTTGTTGGTAAATTTATTATTGGAAATAATGGAAATAATAATAAATTAATTTCTAGTACTTATGATAGAGGTGCTTTAAATATTATGCATAAAGTGTTATCTGAAGATGATATTTTATTAGCAAATACAATGATTAATAATAAACAATCTCATAGAGAATTTAAATTTGGTAGAAGTAATGGAAGATGGGTAATTAATGGTGAAACTTGGAGTTCTATGAAATTAGCTGCAGAAGATATTGGACAAAATACATGGGAATTATGGAAATTTGAAACAGGTGGTGGATGGTTTCATCCAGTTCATATTCATTTAGTTGATTTTATTATGTTAAAACGAGAAGGAGATTATGGTTTACAATCATATGAAGATAAATCTTCTAAAGATGTATTATATCTAGGACCTAGTAATACTATTTGGGTTATTGCTAGATTTGGTGCGCATAAAGGTGATTATATGTTTCATTGTCATAATTTAATACATGAAGATAATGATATGATGAGGGCTATGCGTATTAAAGGAGAAAATGGTAAAAATGCAATTTCATCTAAAAAATATATTTTAAATCCATTACATAATATTATATATAACAATTGGAAATATGCAGATCCAATGTTAGGTGAAACTGCAGCAAAAAAAAGTAATTTAGTTCCTATTTTTAATACTAATTATTTAAATGAAACCTTATATAAAAATTTATATAGAATCTTTTATCCATTACCACAAGATATTACTGATTATGGTAGTTATTATAATCCATGGCAAGCAAAATGGTGTTAACAATATAAAAATATAGATAATAATTAATAAATAGAAAAATAATTATTTTTTTGTATATTAAAGAAATAATCAAATAAATAGTATAATCTATTAAATAATAACCAATAATTAAAACTAACTAATCTATTAAATACTTAATAATAATTAATGATTTATAAACTATTATTAACAATTTCATTAATTAATTTAACATATGCATTTAATCATTATAAATATTATGATTTAAAAAATATTAAAAATTGTCCATATACTAAAAAATATATATCAAAATGTGAATTAAATGATATTTCTCAAAATAATAATTATGAAAAAAAAAATATATTAATTACTTATCCAGCATGGAAACCTAAGGAAAAATTATATAATCCAAGAAAGGTGGACTGGAGTAGTGTTATTTCAGGATGTCATGCAGCATGTAATTTTGATAAAAGATTATGTAATTTTTATGTACGAGCTTCTGCTCATGATTCTTTATCTATTTCTGAAGGTTATGGAGGAACTGATGGGTCATTATTAATTACCGAGGATGAATTAAATCGCCCAGAAAATAACTATGATCAATTTTCTTATAAATTATCAAAAAATGCTTTAGCTTTAGCAAAAAGATTTGATACATCAGTTGCTGATATTATTTCTGTATGTGGTGCATATGCAGTTAAATATTTAGGTGGTATTGATATTATTAAATCATCTACTAATCAAGATCCATTTTTAGTAGGCAGAAAAGATTCATCAACTCCAAATCCAGCACATCAATTAGTTCCTGAAAATGCAAATACTTCTATGTTTAATGATTTTGCAATTAAATATGGTTTAACATTAGAAGAATTTTCAGCATTATTAGGCTCACATTCATTATTAGATGAAAAGGAATGTTTAAATAAAGATCATAAAACTTATTGTGATCCTTTAATTAATAAATGTGATGATATTTCAATGTTTAGTTGGGATAATAGTTATTTTAATGATATATGTACTAAAAATATTAGTATGAAATTTAATTCAATTCCAATTGAATTTATTAAATCAAAAAAACAATTAATTAGAAATGAATTATGTAAATTTACTAGTAATTATTTTAGAAAAGAAATTAAAGATGATATTAATAAAGAATTAGATGTAGATGTTGAAAATATTATTTTACAAGATACTGTGCAAGAAAATAATGATTTATTAGTAGAATTAGAAGCACAAATTATTAAAGCAATTGATATAGTATATTATGAAAATGATAATGTTAAACATTGGTTATATACTACTAATGATGCATGGCTTGGATTAGCTTGTCAAAATAAATTAGAAAATACTCTATATAATAATCAAATTAAAGAAAGTTTGAATAAATTTAAAAATTCTCAAGATTATTGGAATCAAATTTATATGAAAGCTTATAAAAAAATGATTAATAATAATGTTAGATGGTTTAATTTAAAAACTAATGGTTTAAGAATTACTGGTAATGAATGTAATTCTGGATATAAATTATATAAAAATAAAAGATTATGTAAATCAGCATTTAATCCTGATGAATCATTTTATTATTAATTATTATTAGTAATTTTTATTGTTTTTTAATGGTATTCTAACCAAGTAAATGTTGCATTGATTGATATATTTTCACTAACTGATGCGGCACAAACTGAAAATATACTACTAATACCTGATATAGAACTTGTTAAAGGTGTATGTAATTCAGTTAAAGCATCATTATATGAAGTTCTATTAGTTTGACCTTGTATATAATCATCATAAATATGTTCTACAGTATTTAAATTAGTTATTGCAGAATTTGTAATACTATATTGAATAATAGAATTATTTTTTTGTACCCAGGTTAATCCATTACTAAATGTTGGATTTAATAAAATTGCCATATATACAGGTTTTCCAGCATTACCTAAATTAACAACATTAAATCTAAATGATTTAATAAATGATCTAACACAAGCATCCTTTAATTTAATAGTAAAAATTGGTCTTAATGTTGTTGAAGTAATATTAAGAGTTGTTTGGGCAAGTATTGGTTCAGTTTTTGGAAATCCTAATAAATTATATCCACTTTCAATTTGAACTGATGAACAGATATGTCTCATTTCTCCTATAGTAGAAGTATTTGTATTTTTTTGTATTTCATATCTAATTGGTAAATCTCCTGATTTCATATAAGGTGTTGTTTTATATGTATTTGGCATTATATGTAATAAAATTGGTTTACCTTGAAAATGTATAAAATATCTAATAATTCCACTACCTAACCATTGAAAATCAATTTGATAAATCATAGTATGATTAAATCTATTTAATTTTAATTTTGATGGGCCATTACCATCTAATTTATCATATGAAAATTGTGATTGAGGTATTCTAATATCAGTTTGATTATTTGAACCATATCTTAATACTACATATAATATATTATCAGTTAATTCAAAAAATACTCCATTACCACCACTATCTATTGTTTTATTATTATGGTCATCAAAACATCCAATTCTAGATGTAAATCCTGTTGTATCTACTAACATATTTAACACACCAGTAAATAAACAACTTTTACTTTTACCTGATTGATAAATATAATATTCTTTAGTTTGTCTAATGATTTTATCATTTTGATTATATACTTTCATTTCTATATAAGAATTAGAATTAAAAGTAGATGTAGCATTTCCAATAATTAATTCTTCAATTTGATTTGGATTTTTATCATAGATATGTTTAATATCAGCAATTGTCATTGCTGTAGATACTTTAGTTCTATAAAAAGCATCTTTAGTAATATCAGTATTATAATAATTTTCTGACATAATTATTCTAATTAATAGATATAGTTTATTATAATTAGTTTAATTTAATATAGTTTTATTATAATACTATTATATTATATCTATAATTATTTATTGACATTTTTATTTATTTTATATTTACTAATATATATATAATAATACTAGATAAATAATAAGTATAAAAATGGATTTAGCAAAATCTGGAATGCAAGTTATACAACAAGCTCAACAAGCAGCAATTTTACAAGCTCAACAAGTAGCAATTTCACAAGCTCAACAAGCTCAACAAGTTGCCACTCCTACATTTACTTTATATAATAACATTAATTTATTAAATACAAGTAATACAAAACAAGATATTATTAAAACTATTAAAGATTTAGAAAATAATAAGACTTCTCATATATTATTTATAGGATATGATTTAGGAACAACTACATTTACTAATACTATAGATAGTACAACATTTGTAAATCCAAAGTATATATTATATCGTTCTAATATTAATTTTAATGAACAAATTCATCCATCAAGCGGAACACCACTAACTCCATTAATTTTATCTACAAATAATTATGCATTAAAAATATATGCTTATATAACTATTAATACTCCAGATACTTATACTATATCTAATACTGATAATACTGATATTATTAAATTATATATTAATGGATATTTAATATTAGATTCAAGTATAACAAATCCAATTAATACTGCTGATATTTATTTAAAAGAAGGAAATTATTTAATATATATTGAAAAGAAAGCTAAAAAAGATAATAAAAGTTTATCTATAAATTTAAATTTAGCATCATCGAAATCAAAAACACAAACAATAGATAATAATAATTATAGAACATCATCAACTCCTTCATATACATTATTTAAAAATTTAATTGATTCTAGAGACTCTTCTATTCGAAAATATTGTAATCCAAATAATGATAATATTTTTAATGATGGCAATATTTGTCGTGATTATAGTATATCTACTACTGATGATTATATATTAAAAGATACTATAAATGATTTTTGTTTTGGGAAAACAGATAATGAAAAACCAAATTTAGATTTAGAATCTAGAAAATTAAATACTAAATGTACAAAATATTATGATATTCCTGATTTAAATCTTAAAATTAAAGATGATGGATTTAATAGATATGATAAGTGGGCAAATGCTTTAAAAATTATAAATAATGAAAATAAAAAAGCATTAGAAGAATATATTTCTTGGAGAGAACCAACTACAAAAGAATTTACAAATTTTAAACAGGTAGTAACATATTGTGAAAAATCAGAAGATAAGAATTATAATATATCAGATTCATTATGTAAGGCTGTTTATAATACTGATACTTACAAAGATAATACTAAAGAGTCTCTTATTAAGATTAGAAAAAATTATTGTTTTCCAAATAATTCTATAAAAAAAACTGTAGATACTAAAGATGGTATATTAGATCCTTTATGTAAGACTGGTATGTCGTCAACTTCAGACGTTGCAAAACAAACTTTAGAAACAGAATATGCAAAATGGGCAACTAATACAATAAATAAAACAACTACTGATTTTATAAATGATGACAAAATATTGAATGAATATTTAAAATCTGATTATTTTAATAGACAAGGTAAAAATTTAGAAAGATTATTTGGAAAAACTGGAACTACTATAAATAAAGCATCTTCAAACTTAACTGATTATTGCGAAACTCAAATTGGTGATAAATTTAGTCCTGATAAAAATACAAATAATTTATGTAATACTTTATATAATGATGATGTTCTAAATAAAGATACTAATATAATATCATCTATTGATAAGATTAAAACTAAGTATTGTGATCAAAAAATTGATGGAAAACCTAGATATGAAACTGATAAAAATTGTAGTCCATTAATTAAAAGTGATGGTTTATTAGATTTAACTATAAGAAAAAGATGTCTTCCATATGATGAGGTTACACGTGTTAATAAGTTTAAAGGTGAAGATAATTATTGTACAACTCTTAGTGATAACAATATAAAAAATAATACTGATAAATTATTTATAGATTTAAATAGTGCAAGAACTACATTATTATCAGAAGAAATAGCTAAAATATCACCTACTCAAACTAATAAAAAAATATTAACTGATCATTCATTAAATTATGCTATTGGTAAATATAATGATTATTATAAATCTAAAAAATTATCTAATGAATTACTAACACAAAAATTATTTGACTATTGTGAACAAATGGAACCTAATTATCCCGCAGATCCTAAAGATCCTAAAGATCCTAAAGATCCTAAAGATCCTAAAGATCCTAAAGATCCTAAAGATCCTAAAGATCCTAAAGATCCTAAAGATCCTAAAGATCCTAAAGAT